TGATTCCGAAAGATTGTATCTGACGGAACGGCTTCCACTCGAATTTATGAATTAATAGAACCTACCTATAATAATATGAAGAATATTGCACTATCAAACGGAGAGATTGAGGCGATAAAAAAATATCTCAATGGTGAGGTCGAAATCTGGACAGAAGACGAAGAAATCAAAGAGAATCTTACTTCTGTTATTGACAAGGCAAATGAAATGCTTGACGAATTGCCTGCCGATTATGATTTTGGCGATGATATGATTAAATGGTTTTACGACCAATATAACAAACAAAACGCCTAAGCCAAAGAGGAAATCAAGGCAAAAGAACAGGGAATGTGTATACTTGAGCGTACTTGATAATTCCTCATTGTTTTATCGTCAAAAGTAAACAGATATGGGAATAAACTAATAACAGTAATAAAAATGCAGACGAAAACAATAAAAATTTCTGATTTGCACCTTAACACTGGACAAATTAAGGATGTACCAAAGAATCCTCGTTTCATCAAGGATAAGCGTTATGAAGCACTTAAAAAAAGCATTGAGGATGACCCAGAAATGCTTCAATTACGCGAAATTGTTGCATACGATAATAACGGAGAACTTGTTGTTATTCTTGGCAATATGCGTTACAGGGCCATGAAAGAGCTTGGCTACAAAGATGCTCCTGTTAAAGTATTGCCAACGGGCACGAGCGCAAAGAAATTGCGGGCATACATCCAAAAAGACAATATTGCTTTCGGGCAGAATAGTTGGGATTTGCTTGCTAATGATTGGAATTTGGAAGAATTGTTGGACTTTGGCCTTGAATGTGAATTCTTAAAAGATAAGCAAGATATTGATTTGGATGATATGTTTGAGAAAGAAGAAAATAAAGCAAAAGAAGATGAACAACATAATAATTCCATTATCTTGCAAATAGAAATCCCTCAAACTTATTCTGAGGAGATTGAAGAAATAAAAAAGGAGTTGAATACAATAACAAAATTATACGAAGGAGTAAAAATAAAATGAAAAGATACGTTTTAACTCACAATGAGATAGAAGGATTTCATTATTATCCTTGTGCTCCCGAAGAATGCAGTTTTTTATCATCTACTCATCGTCATGTATTTGTTATTGATTGCACCTTTGAGGTGGCGCATAATGAGAGAGAAATTGAAATTATATCTCAACAACAAAAAATAGAAAGAGCATTAAATAACGAATTTGGCAAACCATGTAAATTTAACACTATGTCTTGTGAAAGTATTGCCGAATGGATTTTGATAAAGTTTAATGCAAATTCTGTAACAGTAAGGGAGGATGGTTATGGAGGCGCTACACTTACCAGATAATATAAAGGTGCATTTTGCGAGTATGGAGAATTTAGTCCAATATCAGATAACACATACGCTTGGTGTTAATTATTTTCTTTACACCGCATACCCCTTTGTTAGTAGGCTTCTTAAATCAAGGAGTAATATTGAAGATATTGACTACAAATATCTGCGACATTTATCAAGTAATTGCAAACACGTAATACAGGACAGTGGACTTTTTACGCTGATGTTTGGAGCAATGAAAGGCAAAAAGGATGCAGCACTAATGAATAAATGGTATGACCGTCTTGTAGAGTTCACGCTCGCTTGCAATAATGGTGCAACCGTTGTAGAAATAGATTGTCAAAAAGTTTTAGGAGTTGATGCAGCATGGGAATTTCGTAAGCGTATGCGAAAGGATTTGCCGAAATCAAATCGCATTATCAATGTGTTTCACCTTGAAGATGGCATGAAGGGGCTTGATAGATTGATTGATTATTCAGAATATATTGCTATTTCAGTTCCAGAGCTAAGATTTGCTGGAAAAAGTAATTATGTAGGCAAGATAGCTCGTTATATTAAGAAAAGAAAACCAACAATTGACGTTCATCTTTTAGGATGCACAGAAAAAGAGCTGCTAAAGCAAAATACGTTCTGCACTTCTGCTGATAGTACAAGTTGGCTTTCATCGGTTCGTTATGGCTTTATTAAACAGAGACATATTCGCAACATAAAAACAGAAAAGATAATTCAATTAATTGGTGAAGAAAAATACAAAAAACTACTATCGTTTAATTACAAGCAAAGTAACTTAAATGCCTTAGTTTTAGACATAACGATGCTAAAGAAATCCTATCAGGATATATGTGGAAATCAAGATTATTATAAATAAAATATGTACTACGTAACAAAACGAATGGAGATTGCAGGATGTCATCGCCTCAATCTTTCTTACGAGAGCAAATGCGAAAATTTGCACGGTCACAATTGGATTGTAACCGTTTTCTGCAAAGCGGAAAATCTCAATTCTGATGGCATGGTCGTTGACTTTAAACATGTAAAGAATAAAATTCATGGATTTCTTGACCATGGAAATTTCAATGAGCTGTTACCTTTCAATCCAACAGCAGAGAATATTGCAAAATGGATTGTAGAGCAGATACCAATGTGCTATAAAGCAATTGTACAAGAAAGTGAGGGTAATACCGCAATCTATGAAAAATAAAAGAATATGAGGATAAACGAAATTTTTTACTCAATACAAGGTGAAGGCGCTTACACTGGAACACCCTGTGTATTTATTCGCTTTGCTGGATGTAATCTAAAATGTCCTTTTTGCGATACAAAGCACGAATCGTATAAAGAGTACACAGATGAAGAGATAATCCAAGAAATTATTAAATATCCGACAAAGCATGTTGTTCTGACAGGCGGCGAGCCTACTTTGCAGATAACAGAAAAATTCATGCTCATGTTATGTGAAGAAGGAAAATATATTCATGTTGAAACAAATGGCACGCGAAACAATAAGGCACTTTCTTTTGCAAATTGGATAACATGCTCACCAAAGTTTGAATATTGCAATCAAGCGAATATTGCCTTAGAGCATATTGATGAATTAAAAGTTGTATTCGATGCCGAAAAAACTTGCATGGATAAGTATAAAAGGATTATTGCTGATAATTATTACTTGCAACCATGTGATTTGAAAGATAAAGAAAAAACAGAAAACAACATCAAGGGTGTTGTAAATTATTGCCTTTCTCACCCACAATGGTCGATTTCATTACAGACGCAGAAAATTATAAATGTAAGATGAATAAGAAAGAACAAATAGAAAACCATATAAAAGGCATTTTATCTTTAATTGGGGAAGATGTAAACAGAGAAGGACTGAAAGGCACGCCCGATAGAATAGCCAGAATGTATAATGAAATATTCAGAGGTTACGATGCTTCACAAAAACCAAAAATAACAACATTCGAGAATGGGAAAGATGGCATAACTTATGAAAATATGATTATAGATGAAGGCGACTTCTATTCAATGTGTGAACATCACATGATGCCATTTTTTGGCCGCTACTGGTTCGCTTACATCCCCAATCCTAAAGGTCGGATTCTTGGAATTTCTAAAATTGGTCGCGTTGTAGATTATTGTGCAGCAAAATTACAAATACAGGAAAGACTTGTACGAGAAATTGTAGACATTCTCTCTGATGCTCTTAAATCTAAATATCCACCTCTTGGTGTCGCTCTTGTAATGGAGGGCGAACATTTATGCAAGTCTATGCGTGGAGCAAAGAAAAAAGGGAAAATGAAATCATCATACCTTGTAGGAGCTTTTAAAGATGATGCACAATTGCGTAATGAATTTTTCAATCTTATAAAATAGGAAAGATAAAATCAGAGCAATAAAGCGCCTGCCAAAGACACTTTTCGCTAACAAACCAAACAACGACAAAATTCAAAGATTTCAGCGATGAGAGACCCAAAGAATATCATTCCTTATCAATGGAAAAAAGGACAGAGCGGAAATCCGAAGGGGAGGCCACCAAATAGAGTTCCAAAACAACTTGAAAATATATTTGGCTCTAAGGTGAAGGCGAGGAAATTTTTTAACCTGTCAAATATAGAAATAGACGAATGGGAAAAGGCCGTTTTATCATTGGCAGCGCCTCAGTTAAGCAAATTGGCAAAATGGGAGGACGCGCCAATGTACCCGAGAAATTTAGCAATCGCCATTATATCGGATATTAAGAACGGAGTAACCAAAACTATTGACAAGTTAAGAGACAGACAATTCGGCGAGAGTAAGAAACAGATTGATATAACGACAAATGGCTCAGACATTAACAAGGAGGCGTTTGTTTTGAATTTCGTTTCTAACCCTGATGACTTCAAAAAGATTCAAGAAGAAGTGCAATCAGAGAAGGAGCGAAAAGAAAAAGAGCAACAAGAGCAAGAGACTGGCTACGATGAGTAATAATGTTTATGTAACAAAGAACTATGCGAGAGTAAAATTTGCAAAAGAGCAGGGATTTACTACCGTCTCTCTGCAAGGTTCTTCACGTTCAGCAAAAACTTATTCCATCGTTCAATATCTCTGCATTTATTGTTCGTTGCATCCAAGAACAACCGTATCAATTGTTCGCGCTGGCCTTCCGTCATTAAAACGTTCTGTCTACAGAGATTTCAAGGAAATAATGCTATCGTTGAACATTTGGAACGACAAACAGATGAACAAGTCGGATTTGGTTTACACGTTTCCAAATGGCTCAACGATAGAATTTTTTTCAACAGATAACGAGCAAAAAATCAGAGGTTCAAAGAGAATGATTCTTTTCGTCAATGAAGCAAATGAATTAGATTTCTTGCAATGGCAGCAGCTTCAAATGAGAACCACTGATTTTTCGATTATTGACTACAATCCCTCATTTACGGATGACCACTGGATTTGCGAAATTAACCAAGAGCCATCAACATATTGGTTCATTTCAACATATAAAGATAATCCATTCTTGGAGGATAAGGTTATCAAGGAGATTGAGAGCCTAAAAGACAAGAACCCTTCACTCTGGAGAATCTATGGTTTAGGCTTGCAAGCGATAGTTGAAGGCTTGATTTTTGAAAATGTAGTAGAATTAAAGAATGATTTTATACCATTCGAGAAAAGAAAACACCATTATCGGGGAATGGACTTCGGTTACACTAACGACCCAACGGCGATTATAGACGTGTACATTTGTGGCGATGAGCTATGGTTGGATGAGATTTGCTATAAGACAAAGATGCTGTCATCTGACATAATCAAGGAAATCAAGAATGCCAATAATCGCGACAGGTCGAATGTTGAAATAATATCTGAAAGCGCAGACCCGAGATTAATAGACGAACTAAATAACGCTGGGCTTGATGTTAAACCTGTAAGAAAATATGCTGGTTCAATTATTGCTGGTATAAACAAGATGCAGACTATGAAAATTTTTATCACAAACCGCAGCGTGAATTTAAAGAAGGAGTTCAAGAATTATACATACAGGCAGAATAAAGATGGGAAATGGCTTAATGAGCCAATAGATTCATTCAACCACGGTATAGATGCCGTCCGTTATGTTGTTCTTGAAAAGCTGTTAGGAAAAGACGAAAATTCATTTAATGCCCAAGACTTTTTAAATATCATATAAAAATGAAGACCATACAAGAAATTTTGTCAGTCGGAGACCCCTACGAGATTTACTCCCTGCTGACAGCGAGAAAGAAACCACTTGAAAAACCGCTGGAGGTTACAGAAAAAGAATATAACCCTAAATGTCATTTGATTTTTGACACGCAATACCGAAAAGACAAAATAGTTAAAACTCCGACAAATAAGAAAGACGAAAATGGCAATATCGTCTATAAAAGCGAAGTGAGACACCGTTGCCGTGTTGCAGTCCCTTGTCAAAGAGTAATAATTGAAAGAAGTGTAGGCTTTCTTTTCACGATTCCTGTAACATACAGCATTAAGGGTGAAGCCGATGAAATGCAAGCAAAATTATTTGACGAGGTATTGAATATCCTTGAAGATAACAAAGAAGAGTATTTCAATAAGAAATTGTCGAGATGCTTGTTTCGTGCTTGTGAATGTGCTGAGCTTTGGTATATTGCCACAAACGAAGACAACGAAAAGGAAATGCGCGTGAAATTGCTTTCTCCGTTGTATGGTGATAAATTGTACCCTCATTACGACAACTACGACAAAATGGACGGATTTGCACGCGAATATGTCCTTAAAGATGAGACAGGAGCGCAGACGCATTGCTTTGATGTTTACACTTCATCCACGGTTTACAAATTTGCAAGCGATGAAAGCGAATCGGGATTAACATTGCGCAGCGCAAAGCCTCACGGATTTACAAAAATTCCTCTTGTCTATTATAGGCAGGAAGAAACAGAATGGGAAGTAGTTCAAAAAACCATTGAACGATTAGAGAATAGTATTTCGGATTGGGGCGACACAAACGACTATTTTGGCTCACCCACATATTTCTTCAAAGGACGAATGAAGGGATTTGCCGACAAGGGAGAAGTCGGACGAGTTTACCAAGGAGACAATGAAACAGATATGAAGGTTGTTTCTTGGGATAGCGCACCAGAGAGTAGAAGAATGGAAATAGCCAATTTGACAAACATTATTTTCAGCTATACGCAGACACCCGACATCTCCTTTGAGAACATGAAAACACTTGGCAACAACACCAGTGGCGCAGCAATCAGACTGATGTTTACCGACCCTCATTTAAAGGCTGGGCAGAAAATTGAAACCTTCGGTGAGATGTTTACAAGGCGCTTCAACATCATTAAAAACGGATATTCAACGAGTATAAAAGCGATGCCAAAGAATGACGTTGACAGGTTAAGGGTGAAGCCGAGATTTACGCCGTATATTCCAAAGAATGATGCTGAGACATTGCAATTGATAAATAGCTCTACAGGAGGAAAGGCAACAATGTCACAGGAGGAAGGTATTAGACAAAATCCGCTTGTTTCAAATCCAGAAGAAATTTTGAAGCAAATCAAGCAAGAAAATATAGAAGAAAGCAAACAAAATACATTTGGCAGTTATGAATAACAACGAAGGAAAAAGCACAGCAGGAGCAATAACAGAGAGACCAATTTTTGTTTTTATCGGTATGATTCCATTTTTGGTTAGACCAATGACTTTGGCGCAGATATGGCAAATCGGTGAAAAGATTGGTGATATTGAAGAAATAAATATAGAAGGAGAATTTAATCCATATCAGAAAGTTTTCTCAATGTTCAAAGACGTAAAAAACGCAAACGAAATCACACCAATTATAGTTTTCCGTTCCAGACTGATGAGAAAGATATTTGGCAGATTCATCCGCAAACGCATGACGATGAAGAAATACAATGAGCTGTTGCAATATGCTTCACTCTCGTTTGATGCAAGTTTTTTTTTGCAAAGTATAACTTTCCTAAAAGGGTGCAGTCAGACGACAACGAATACGAAAGAAGCGATAGCCCGTGGGGATTGATTGGCGGTGTAATGAAGTACTTTAGGATGTCGTACAATGAAGTTGTTTTCAAGCGAAGTTACATCAACATTCTTTTACTCAATAGAGCGATTCCAGGCATAAAACCATTTGATGAAGATGAAGGCGAAAGTACTTACAAGAACCAACCTAAAAGCAGGGGGGAAAGGAAAGTCTTGCAGACAGCAAACCAAATCAAGGACAATTGCAATAATTTTTTCATGAACTTAATGAACTAAAACGATGGCAGAAAATAATGACGTGCTTAGTGTATCCGCGGTAATAAACGGAAAAGACATAGAAACAGGGGCAAATGAATTTGTTGCCAAAATTCGTGAAATGCAATCTGCATCCGAAAAGGCGACAAACGAAATGGCCGATGGCTTTCAATTTGTGAAGAAAGTCGTTGAAGAACTTGCTGCCGTTATTGATGCAAGCGGCCAAAAGTTGAGCGCTCTATCCTCATCTATCGGTGTAGGAAATACCAGTGGGCAATTTAACGAATTACAAGAGCAAGTTAATTCGCTGCTTAGCAAAAATACGGAACTAAAGGCAAAGTTGGAGGAGGTAACAAGAGGGCTTAACACGCAAGGCGAGGCCGCACAACAAACGAAAACAGAATTTGATAATCTTGGAAATGCCACAACCAAGGCAGGGGCATCTTCCGCTTTTAAGGAAGCACAGGAAGACGTGAAGGCTTACGAATCAATTCTGAAACGATTAAACACGCAATTAGAATCACTCTACGAAAAAGAGGAACGCCTCAAAAAGGCGCGTTCAAGAATTGAAGATACTAAGCCATCAACCGCAGCAGGTCAGCAGTCAAAAGAAAGAAGGCTGGAGTACAATTCGCAAGACCTTGTCGAAACGAGGGATAAAATAAAAAACATAAGTAATGCGATTGCAGAAACAAGTGCAAATTTGGAGCAAAGCAAACAACGGATGGCTCAGTTTGCAAACGAAGCATGCAACGCATCATCCAAGACGACCGCCCTACGCACACAATTGCGCAATGCAAGGCAGGCCGTTGCAGAACTTCTTTTGTCGGGAAAACAAAATACGGCTGAATTTGGAAGGGCTGTTAATGAAGCTAATAAATTGCAAGCAGCCTTCAACAAGGTTAGTTTTGCCGTTTCTGGAAAAAGTCTTGCCTCAAACTCCTTTGGTATGCTTGCCACAGGTATTCAAGGCGTGACAGGAGCGATGACAACATACATGGGCGTTGCTGGATTATTTACCAAAGACCAAAAAAAACTCATGGAGATACAAACGAAGCTACAGGCCGTAATGAGTATTTCTATGGGCGTTCAGCAAACGTTAGGTGCTGCCGTCAAGATTTCAACGATGTGGGATGCGCTGAAGGCATCCGCTTTAGCTGCCGTTAATGCAGAACTGGCCAAGAATACCGCCGCAACTGCCGCGCAAACTGCGGCTCAATCAGTTGAGACGGCTGCAACCGTTGCTCAGACTGGCGCAACATGGGGATTCGTTACCGCATTAAAGGCTGTCAAACTTGCCATCAAGTCAATTCCTGTAATCGGTTGGGTGTTGGCCGCAATTAGCGCTGTCGTTGCTGCGGCTACATATATTTACAATAAGATAACCGAATTAACAGATGAAGAAAAGACGATGAAAAAGGTTGCGGAGGATAATGCGAGGGCGCAAGAATCTCTACGTAATGAATATGCCAATAGCGATAAGGAGATTGCCAAAAATATCGTGACCTTTGAAACATTGAAGAATAAATATGAGAAAGTCAAAGGAAAATCCAAGGAATTAGATAAGTTCCTAAAAGATAACAAAAGCCAATTTGACGGATTAGGCGTATCAATCAAAAATGCTGCCGATGCAGAAAACCTCTTCAATAAAGGTTCTGATAAGTTTATTGAATCTATGAAGCTAAGAATTAAGGCAACGGCATTGTTTAACATTGCTGTGCAATCGCTTCAAGAGGCACTTATCCATGACCGCAACAGCAAAGGTTGGGAGCACCGATTGTATCATTATCAAGATTATAAAGACCTCACAACTGGCAAGAAGACTGACTGGAAAAAATCAGACACAGAGGTAGCCGAAGAAGCACGCAACGCAATGAATGGAGAGGCCGCGTTGAGAGATGCCGCAATGAGGAGATATAATGGTTTCATGCTGGATTATCAAAAACTGATTGAAGATGCCGAGAAGTTATTCAATGATGGGGGCTTCAATAAAAATGGTGAAGGTGAAAGTGATGGAGATAATAATAAAGATACTGGGAAATCCGCTGCTGAAAGACTTGCCGAAATCCGTCAGAAAATCAGCGAATATCTTGAAGACATCGAGAACAAGCATAACGACAAACTGAAGGAAATCTATAACCTAAGAAACGAACTTATCACAAATGAAGGAGAAAAAGAGCTGGACAGCATTAAACGTCAGCGAGACCAGCAAATGGCAGAAAACGACAAATGGTTACAAGACATTGCTAAAAAAGCAAGAGAGCTGGAGAAGTTCAAACATATAAATGCGAGCAACTCAAACAATGAAGCCACATGGGAAAAGACAGACATGGGGAAGTGGAATCTTAAACAATGGGAAGAATATGTTTTGAAAACTCAGCCAAAAATAAAATTCGACTATGAAGCTATGGCGAAAGCAATATCTGCCAATGCTGCAAAAAGCGAAGAGGATGCTGTAAATAAGATACTTGATAAGTATTACAAAACTCAAAGAGATAGGGCGAACAAAATCAAGGAATTAAAAAACGATATAGAGTTTTTAGAAAAGCAATTAAAGACAGCGGAAGGCGAACGTAAGATAGAAATTCAAAAATCCCTGGATGATGCCAAACGGCAGCTTTCAGACACAGAGAGCTACAGGCAGGAATGGAATGATTATCTATCCTCCTATGGCACATTCTTGGAAAAGCGGAAGGCACTGGAAGATAAATTTGCGATGGAATCTTCTGGCCTTGACCAAAACTCTCCTGTCTACAAGAAAAGCAAAAAGGAATACGAAAAATCGTTGCAGGAGCTGACTTTCGACCAGATGAAGAAAAATCTTGACTGGGAGGCCGTCTTTGGCGACCTTTCAAAGATGACAAAAACAATGCTGGACGAGTTGGAAGCCAAATTGCAATCCATCATCAGAAACGGAAAAAATCTTAGCGTTGAAAGCATTAAGGAGATAACAGAGAAATTAAAAGAAGTTCAGTCGGCAAGGTCGCAATATGATACCTTTGGAGCATCATTAAGAAAACTTTCAGATGCAAGGGCCACCAAATATGCAAGGCAAGCAACGTTAGAAGGCTTCACCGTTAACGGAAAGAATATCTATAAGGCTTACCAAGAGGCAGTTGCCAAAGGCGATGTCAAGCAACAGGAGGAATTAAAAGAGCAAAAAAACTCTTACAACAAATCCTTCGGTGATGCTTTAAAAGAAGCAACTGAATCAACCAAGGAATACATTAAGGCACAATATGCAGCAGCAGAGGCGCAGGCTCGTGTTTCTGCAACCATTAGCGGTGTTGCGAAAGCATTCAAGAGCGTTAAAAATATGCTTGGTGCATTCGGTGTGAAATATTCAGATTCATTCAATGAAGGATTTGAAGAATTTACAAAGGGATTGTCAGAATTTGCCGAATCATTCAAAGATATTGATATTACAAATTTGGGTGATATTCTCAGCCTCACGAATCCAATCAATGATGTTGCATTGGCCGTCAGTGCTGTTGCTGGCACAATCACTGGAGTTGTACATACATTTGAAGGCATCGGAAAGATGCTTGGCTTTGGCGCGGATTATTCAAGCTATAATAAATTAAAGGCAGAATACCAAAAAATATCATCCATTTGGGATGAGCTGATTAGCAAGAAGACAGAGTACATTAATTTGTCGTATGGAATCGAAGCGAAAAACGCCTATGATGATGTTATATCAATAGTCAAGGCTGACGAGCAGGCTTTGCGCAATCTTATTAAAGTGCGCGGAAAAAGCGGCGCAAGTGTAGGAAGTCATTCTATCAATTACAGGCAAAATTCTTGGATGACACAAGATAATTGGACGAATGTATCAAGGGCCGTTGGCAAAACGATTAGTTCAGTTCAAGATTTGCAGAGCCTTACTGCCGAAGAGTTGGAAAAGGTGAAGATGTCAGATGCAGATTTTTGGTCAAAATTAGATACTGAGACACGCGACTATTACAACAAGATTATCAGTCTTGGAGATACCGCAGAAGACACTCTTGACAAATTGCAACAGCAATTAACCGCCACCTCATTTGACAGCGTTTACAATGACTTCACCAAGCTAATTTCCAATATGGATAACAGTACAAGAGATTTTGCTGATAACTTCACCAACTATCTCAAAAATGCAGTAATTCAAACAAAACTTGGCGAGAAATACAAAGATATGCTTGAAGAATGGTACGATGAATTTGCCAAATCCAATGAAGACGGAAACATTTCTGTTGGCGAGGTGAGCAAATTGCAAGAAAGCTACATGCAGATAGTCGAGAAAGCTCGTAATGAAGCGAAGAATCTTCAAGACATCTATGGGTGGAGCAAGAGTGGTTCTTCGAGTGGAAGCCAAACCACATCTTTCACAGCTATGTCCGCAGACAAAGGCGATGAACTGAACGGTAGGTTTGCAGCAATTCAAATTTCAAATCAAAGCATTTTGGATAATTTAAAGACGCATTTTGCGCAAGCAGAGACATCCACAGCAGAGATTCTTGAAATACAACGGACCTCAGCAAGTCATTTGGCAACGATAGCCAAAAACACGAATGAGTTATACCAAATGAACGAACGACTAAACCAAATCGAAAGAAATACAAGGAGGCTTTAAAGATGGCAGCAAAGATTAATGGAGAAGATATTTTTAAGACTTATGGCGCAAAATTGGTGAAAGGCGGATATAAGGAGTTGATGTCATTGCCAAAAACAAAGGCCGTGATAGAAAATAAATCACGGTTGAAAGATGGCGTTGATGTAACTGTCTTGACGTTTGGAAGCAGAAGGCGCGTGGAAGACAGAGAAGTCAATTTATCATTTATATTTAGTGGCTTATCTTATAAAGAGACTGTATCTAATTATAGGCAATTTAATACATTAATATCAAGAGATTTGTTTAAATTTGCAATTGATGAACTTGGCAAAACTTTCCGTCTTCTGTTCGTAGAGCAAACATCGCTGGAGTTTTATCAAAGTTATAATTTTATTATTGCTGGGTATAAGTTTAAAGAGCCGAATCCAAGCAACCAAGAAAATGAATAAGATGCTGGAAAATGTGACTATATACAGGAAGGGGGTAAGCGGCGAAGAAGTCGTTTACCCCAATTTGCCTATATATGAAGGAGGAGTAAGGCGCTGGCAGTTACAAGGAGACGATTATATTACACTCAGAATTAAGTTACCCAACGCAATACCATTTCAGATAGGCGATTATTTCACAGACGAGCAAGGGCAATGGGGTGAGCCACAAAGGTACCACATCACCTCTCCTGTCTTTCCTTCATATTCAGGCAATAACGGAGCATGGGAATATGAACTAAAATTTGAAGCCGAGTATAAATTGTGGGGGAACAAAGTCCTGCGGTTTATTGCTTCACACGCTGAGGGCGAGTTTTCCTTGACTGATACAATTGACCATCATTTAGATTTGGTGCTGGCGACATTGAAGCACCTTGGCTTGAATATCTGTAATGGCAACGGAAAAGAATATGAATACATCATACATTATGATGGCAGCAGCCTTTTCCCAAGGAGCGGAGCAGTAGAGAAATCCGTTAAACTCATTCAATATTCAAACACTAACATTCTGCAAGCCCTTGACAAAATTGCTGAGGAATGGGAATGTGAGTGGTGGATGGAAGGCAATATTATCCACCTTGGGTATTGTGAGAATGATGAAGAATCTTTTATTGATGCTTCATTAGATGACAATGTTGTAAGCTGGAGCGTTGACCAAAGCAAAGGCAGCTATATTACAAGAGTTTTCCCGTTTGGCTCAACGAAGAATATACCAGAGAACTACAGAAAAAAGTTAGATTTCAAGATAACAGATGTCGCTATTTATGACGATAATAATAGCGGAAATCCATACATCGCTATAAAAGATGCTTCACATAAATTATCCGAGAGCTATTTTTCATCTGCCCTTACAGATGCTGGCGCTGATAGTTACTCGTTTGAGATTTCGAGCAAGGTTAATAATACAGCAAGCGAATCATCGCCTAAAAGATTCTCCAAACTACTTGAAACAAGAAATCTTGAAGCAAACAAGAAAATCGATGTTAGCTCATGGCAGGTAACAATAAAGGCAAAGAATACTCAGACAGGGCAGCAGCAGTCAATAGGCAGCAATGTCCTCCATTACAAATTGTATGTTGTTACAGGAATAACGACAAGCGGCTCAAAAGACGAGATAACCTACATCATCAAGCAAGGCAGTGTTCCAGATAACGGAGTTCTCACGTTTAACGAAACGACAGATTATCAACTGCAAGGTTCACGTGTTGCAGAATTGCGTTTTGAAGTGTATGGAGGCATCAGCAATCATGAGTATTATATCTTATCACAAGGGTTGGTCAAAACCTCCTACAAAGCACCTGTTTCAGACTGGACGAGCAAGCAGCATCCAAGGGTAACGGTTAATGTGCCTGGCAACACAACAACAAATGATGTTTACATTAATCCTTTAATAGGTGGAAGTGCTGTTGAAGATAAGCAAATTTTCAAAATGTCAGAAGGCTGGTTTGTCATAAGGCCAAAGAGAAAAGCAGACGGAACAGCAAGATACGGTTCGACTGAGGCAGAGGTCAAAGCAAATTTGCTTAACAGAGCGTTTGTGTTGATAGGCTTGCTTGAATACAAACTGCCTATTGCGTGGTTTTTGAATGAATATAAGGAAGACACGCCGACAACAGCAGAGGGCATGGAAATGCTCAACAATATTACGGACAAACGTTTAATGTTGCCAAATGGACTGAATTGCGTTGAGGTGAGCGGCCTCAATGAATGGCAGCACATTGAAGAAATAAAAATCTTTGATGATATATTCCCAAACGAAGAACTTCATATCTCAGCCATCGAGACGAGAGATAGATATGATATTGAAGAACATTCAGACGGAGAGAAAACAGAAAAGCACTGGAAGCAATACCGCGTACAACTCAGCGATAAGCAAGGGCGTGTTTTTTACTTCTTTGATGATTATTTGGCTAAAGATGGCTCAACTCTGAATATTTCGTTTTTGACGGACAACGAAGACACAAGCAGCACCAGCAAGCTGGCAGGAATGGATTTTGAAGTAAGATTCAACCCCGATGGTTATTCTATGAGTGACAGCAAGAGCCAATGGTTTGAAATTGTAAGAAATACGACATACGGCAATGATTTCCCGAACGAAACGCTATGCCCAAAGGTAGGAGATTCAGTCTTGTTGTATGGAATTGACCTAAGAGCTATGGCAGCAACAGGCGTTGTCGAGGCCGCAGAAAAGAAGCTAAAAGCCAAAGCCGAGGAATATCTAAAAAAAGCAAGAATTGACGACAGGACTTACACCATAAATTTTGCCTCAAATTTCGCTTTTGATAATATTGCCAACTTAATGAAGAAGGGGAAAAGGGTAAGTATAAAAGACCCATCCATTACAGGCTCTGAAATGACAAATTGCACGCTGATTGATGCAGATGGAAATACATTAACAGACAAAGAAGGCAAGTTACTTGTCTCGTTGGATTTTACCGAGGTTTCAAAAAGTGCAAGAGAGAGCAGGATTATAGGTTTTGAGCTAAAAAGTGATATTCCATACGACACACCGCAGATAATGTGCGGAGTAAGCGGAATTTATTCGCGATTGGCAGATATAGAACATAAACTAAGAAAGGAGACAAAAAATGGCAGAAGCTAAAATAAACTATACCGCAGAAGACATAAACAAGCTCTTAGCGGACATCCCAAACAAAGCAACGCAATCAGCACTCATGGAGGCTCAAAAACTCCTGCACGAGCAAATTAGAGGCATTGGCGCTGATTCTGATGCTTACTATGACCCATTTATCAAGATTGCAGATTACAATAGCGAGAACGAGGCCGTTGCTGGTTTGAATGCTCTTGACTATACCAACACGAAATACTTAGGGCATTTCAAATTGACCGTCAACGGACGATTGATAACAGGAACAAACTACCCTATGTGGATGGCAAAAGGCGTTGTCTTACAGGTTATCCGAGGAGGCATAATCAAAGCATCAACGGAAGCAGGGTTTGCCAATTCATCAATAATTTATTCTGAGGCATACAGGTCAAGGAATGAAAATGGCGTTTGGTCTTCATGGACTTTTATGCAGATGCCGCAAAGGGCAGTTCTTAATCTTGGTTCTGACTATGAGACGCTTAAAACAACGCCAGAATCAAGTGAACTAAGAGACGTTGATAATTATATTAACAGATTACGTTTAATTCTCAAAACGCTTGTTGATAAGTTAGACGCAGCAGGCATAATATCAAAGTGATATGAAAGATTTGTTGCAGCCATCTTTAGGCACAGATTTAAAAATGAACATTCATATTGATGCCTGCGGAGGGTATTCTATGGATGACTATGATTTCAAGGTTGATTTTTTCGTGTATTCCAATCGCTCCTTGACTATTAAGAAGAAAGAAATGACACGCATTGATTCAGGCAATTATGTCGCCTCATTCAATAGCTATGAACTTGGCGTTGGCCCGTTGCAATGCCGTATCACCGCGGAGATTCCAGATGAAGACTGTGATGATGGATTCAGAAAAGAGATTGTTACATTAACGACAGATGTAGTTATATGCAAATAAATTATGGCTTGTATCAATGTTAAGGTAAGACGCGCGACAGACCCACCTTTGGTTGAGGTTGTGAGGCTGGACGGCTTAAATTGCGTTTCAATAAGACCAATTTGCAAGATTCCTACAGAAAAGCCACAAAGACCGCCTAAGGGTTATCTGTACCTCAGAACGTCAGAAAAGAAAATCATTAGAACAAACGACAAAAAACAAATACTTATAAAAGCTATGGCAGGAAACGATTCACAATATTACGATTTACCTTGGACGGGCGAGCAAGTAAAAGAAATGCTGTCTGGATTAATCGTTGATGAAAATAAGGAGCAAGACAGCAAAGACTAATGAGCCAAGAAGAGAATATCACCAAGTTATTATTGAAGACAGACGATAAACTAAGAAAGCAATATGAAACGCTTGTTCGTGAACTTATCGCCGCCACAGGGGAAGCGCCCAAAAACGTTTCCTCAGACGAATTATTCTCTATTGCGAAGCATTGCCCAAGAGCAGCAAAAGAAAAAATTGACAGGTTGCTAAATGAGTATTTCGCTCAAATGACCGCCACAATTCAAGCTGGAATCACGCAGGCTATTTTGTTATCATCGAATACTTCACAGATGGCATTTAGTGGAATGACGCGTTTTGATGAAGACGATGTAAAATCTTGGCGTAAAACGACAGCCGAAGCCTTCCGTGAGCAGCGGTTACATAATATGGGTGGGCTTGACCTATCCACAAGCGTTTGGAATTACACTCAGCAAACTAAGGCAGAGTTTGAGTTGGCGATGTCGCAGTCTATCGAGGATGCTCTAAAGAACGGCAATTCTGCTGAGCAGTTAGGCCGTGCTGTGCGTGAGAAATTGAATAATCCAGATATGATGTACCGCCGTTATCATCTTAAAAAGTTGATGAGCGATGGCACGAAGAGAGATGTCGTTGAATGGCGCAGGAGGGTAATAGGTCAAGATGGGAAGGTAAGGTTTGTCAAGGAGGATTTGGAAAAGGTGGGTCGCGGCGTATATCGCTCAGCACGCCAAAATGGTTTGCGCCTTGCGATGACAGAAATAAATATGGCTTACAATTACGCGAATTGTAAGCGATGGAGCGAAGAGCCATTTGTTCTTGGCATCCGTATTCGTTTATCGAAGAACCATCCGCTGACAGATATATGTGACGAGCTTCAAGGCGATTACCCTTCTGATTTTGTTTTCACTGGCTGGCATCCGCGCTGCCGTTGTTCTATGTCATCTATATTGATGGATAGGGACAGCGAAGAGTGGAAAAAACTACGTGCGATGTCGGATGCTGAATACAACAGGTATGTTTCACCAAACCGCGTGAAAGATTATCCGAAAGTATTCAAGAACTGGTGCAAGTCTAACAAAGAAAAACTTTTTGATGCAGCCAAACGTAATAAGCTGCCTTATTTTGTTCGTGAAAACAGGGCGCAAGTTGAAAAGTTTTCAGGCATGCGGCTTGGTGAAAATTTTGCTCAACAGATAGACTATAGCCTTTCAAGCAATCTCGTTAAGATTGATGCCAGCGTGCTGCCAAAAGAAATGATGACAAACGAGCAAGTTAAAAAAGTCTTGTATTCGTTCATCGACAATAATAGTACTTTCTTTCCAAAACCGATAAGGGACATTGTCTTTAGCTGCGATAAGGTGGCTGGAACAGAGAGATTGCGCAATGGCTTTAAGTTCTATTTCTCAAATAAGGAAATAAACGGTTTTAATATGATGAAGGAGTTGAAGGGAGCATTTCACTCTATTGCGAATAACAAAGAAATGACTTTAATGCAGGAAACCGCAATGGAGACCGTTTGGCATGAATTTTTGCATTGTCATTCAAAGGCATGGGAAAATGGTAGGGTTAGTAGTGCTGTTCCGTTGATGGAGACATTAAATGAATTTTATGCACGACAGACCTACCCTCAGTTTGTTGCAAAATTTGGAGGAAGGGCTACGCATCATAAGGAGATAAGAAAAAACGGAATTGGCTATTACAACAATTCCGTCAATTTCCAAACTTTGCTCAAGCATTTTGACATTGGCCAAGGTGTTGCAACTAAGAAGATAGGCAAGATGTTAGATGATACTTACTATGACGATTTTCATAATGTTTTATATGAAAGGATGCTAAGAAACAAAATCAAAAAGGATATATATGACAATATCATATATGATATTTGGGTTAATCCTCAATACTTTAGGGAAAAATTATATCAATCATAAGGTGACAATAAATAAAGAAAATCCTGTTTCATATTTTCTGGTAATTTATTTGCGTATGCCATCATCCTTTCTTTATTACCACGAAACAAGTACAATCGCGCTAAAAATCCATTTGAAGTATCTTTATCTAAACCCCTAAAAAATTCTTTTTCACTCATAGTACCTATAAGTTTATGGCGTTCCTCTTTCGTCATATTGTGGTCAAAAATCGTTTCCATAACATACATATTTAATTGTTGTCCTTAATGATTTAATCGCAAATGTAGTAAATTATGCTGTAGTCTCCACTATTTCCTGTTGAATTTTTAAGAGAAATGCGACACGCCAGCCAATCCGCCAGCGTGCCGCATTCTCTTTGCTTACCCGACTAACGTCTTGTGTTTAACTTGCTCCCATTGAAGCGAGCCAAGCGATTCTACCAACTTGCCGAAGTGGAAATCAAAATTGAAATTATCCATCATGTGTTCAACTTCCTCCTCGGGATAAGTCTTACAGAGAATCTGATAAACGTTTTCTCTTACGAGAGCCATTTGGTTAAGGCATTGGGCGAAATCGTTTGTGTTGAAATCGATAACTCCGTTCATAATCTCGTTTGCTTTCTTGTTGTTAAATTCAGCCATTGTTGTGAAATTTTATGTGGTTTAATTAATAAGATGGATTTGTTTATTTTGGAATTTAGAAAGGGCGCGATTCTTCGTCAAACAAAGACTTGTCGCTATTTTCCATGTGGAAGAGCTGATTGATTAGGTTGAAACCAAGATGATTCCACGCGACATACGCCTTAATATCATCACCAAAAACATGATATGTCCTTTTGCAATACACCACCATTGGAAGGTTTGTCAGTTTTTCTGTAGGATACCAAGAGCCATTAATATTGACTATATATCCGTTGTTTGACATCATGTTGTTCAAATACTGAGCCGTGGTCTTCAATTTCTTTGCTATCGTTGTAATATTGAAGAAAGGGCCGTTGTTTGCTTTTTCTTCGCAGTATTGGTCATTTGCCTCATGCTGCCTTGCATTAGCACTTGCCTGTAATGCTTGGCGCAGTAGAGCGTTATTCTCTTTTAGGGCTTTTATTAATTCTCTGGAGTGGTCATCATCGGAATGTGTGTCTGCTTCATATTTACCTGTGAGCCTTATTCGTTTGAGGATTTCTTTCACTCCTTTCTTGAACTCCTTAGCTTTTGGCTGGCGTGATTGCATCAAGACTTCGTAAACGCCAAATTCAGTAAGGAAAAGGTAGTTATTGGCTTTGCAACTATCTGATTCTGAGGGGATATAACTATTAGTTATATCCGAATTTTGCAAACTAAGCTTGGCATAAATAATCATTTTCTCATCTTCATCAATCATTGATAACATCCTTGATGGATTTGAATGACCAAGCCATTTTGCAACATCTTTAGCCAAAAACAATGGATTTTCCCTTGTGCCATAAAACATTGACTTGTTGATTACAAATAACCTCACTGTCAATCACTGTGATTTTTTGATTGTCAACCATAATTAATTTAATATTTAGCATTTTAGGCAATAAAAATAGCGGTATTGCCTTTCCCGCTGCTAAAACTACTGGTCGACAAGTAGGTCGGATAGCCATTACAGCTATTCCACGGGGGTACAATACCGCCTATAATATCCCCATATAAGGGGATTAAGGGGTTATGGTAACTCTTTTAAGTAATGTGGATTACTTGTCGAAAAATAAAGTTTTAGCACCGCAAAGATACTACTTTTATATCTAACCACAAACATAATTGCGTTTTATTTTATTCCAATTTTATGATTTTGTATTCCTGCCTTGTTATTCCCAGTTTCTTCCTGTAGTCCTCTACCTCCGAAAGGATGTAATTGCGCTTTATCTTATCTGCCTCATTTAGAAGATATGCAATATTATTGCCGTTGGCCATGAACTCTTCATTATCTTTTCTGACGAGTACATATCTACAACGGCAGCGCGAAATACACATAAATACATAGATTTTTTGACTACTCAAAAATTTTATTGGCATAACTCGCTGATAGTCAATGGGTGTTTAATGCAAGTGCATTGCATTTGCATTGCAAGTGCATTGCAAGTGCATATTTCCCTACATTAAATCTCTGATTTTCAGACGTTTAGAAACCGCGAAAAAAATCTCGAAATTTTCTTGGATTTTGTGGCCTTTCTCTCTATATTCTTATTATATAATTTATTAATCTAAGTAATATTCACAGGTTCATATTACTTATCTTAATAACTCATATAATAAGAATAAGAGAGAAAGGCCACAAAATCACCCCTATATATTTAGCCGATGCTCGAAATTTTTCAAATTTCTCGCCGAATATCCAGGGGGAGAGGATTCGTGTTTTTGAATTGAATTTTAAAAGGATGTATATTGGATAGATATTTTTAATCGTTTCATTTTGTTGTGTTGAATAATTCAATTAATTTTGTGGATGTAATTAAACAAATGAAATGAGACATGAAGAAAAAGTTAATCCAAGTTTTGAAAACCTTGTACGCGAGCAAGGGTTTTAAGGCAAACGAACTTGAAGAGCTTGCTGACGTTTTGTCAAGCAGCCTTAAAGAAGATTCAACGGATGAGGAAATCAGCAACGTAGCAAACGGTGCTGAATCATACGTTAACATGCTTCAAAAGGTCGGTAATAGATATGCAAGCGCCATCGAAGAAAAGTACAAAGGTTACGTGAAGCCGAATACAATAGAAGAAGGCAAAACAAAAACAATTGAAGAAAATTCTTTGACTAAAGAGGCGATTGCAAAACTTATTTCTGAGGGTATCGCAGAGGCCATCAAACCAATCCAACAGCAACGTGAATCTGAGCGTTTGTCGCAAGTTCTTTCAAGCAACGAGAAATTGAAAGGTATTCCTGCAAAGTTCATTTCGCGTTACAAGCTGGAGAAAGAAGAAGACCTCGATAATGTTGCCTCACAGATTGCGCAGGATTATGCAGACGAACGTAAGGCAATCCTTGAATCGCTTGGAATTGCTGAGCCTCCAACTTCTGGCGGTGATGCTGATTCCGATGAAGGATTTGTAAAACTCATGCAGGGAGCGCAAAAGGCACTTGAAACTAAAGAAAAATAAGAAAGTTATGTACTACAAGAAGAAATTTCCGACAGACATCAAAGAAGGTGCTTGGGATGAAAAGAGCTGCGTGCGGCGTGTTGCTGGTTTCACGATTGATGAAACCAATCTGCCGTCAACGTTAAAATGGCTACCAAAGGGAACGCCATTAGTGTTGCTTACTAACGGCATGGTTAGTGCGTGCAAAACGGCAAAGGTGTACGAGAAAGCAGTACAAGCTGCAACAACGCTTAAGGTAAACAAAGGTTCATTGTTCATGGTTGGCGATAAGATTGCTGGCTCTACAATTTCCAAGGTTGATGATTCGTCAAGTGATTTTACGAAGCTGACGATTTCTGCACTTGAAAATGAAGTGGAAGCTAACGCCGTAGTTGACGATGGCAACGCAAGCAAGGTTATCGGCTTGAATTATGCCACCGTTGAACTGGACGGCCAACAGAGCTGCACGCCTACATTGCAAGCGTATGAGATTGACGAAGATTCCTTGCCTTATCCTATTAACGAGGCGATTAAGGAGGCTTTGACGGTAACGCATAAGTATTTGATTAAACCTTAACTAAAAAATAGAGATGGATAGTTTGATTAAAGAGCTGGAAAAGCCTAAGAGATTTGATGTGTTTGTGCAGGAGCAGATGAAAAACTCCACGTACAAACCACTTTGGAAGGATGAGATTACCACAATTGACTACGAGGCTTCACGCACGTATCGTGCCGCAATTGCGGAGTATAGTGCAGCTATGGTCGGTAGTGTAATTGACAAGAGTGGCGAAAAGCCAACGCACACCATGCCAAGTGCAAATGAGCTTGTTGGCTCAATTTCGCACATGGGTGACGAATGGCAGATGGATAACGACCGATTAGACCAGTATTACTACATGGAAGGCCGTTTGCGCAACAAATACGGAAATGACACTCCTGCGATGTATGCTTCAAACGATTACGCAAAACTCGTGAAGTACTTGTTTGACCCATTCGAAAAAGCAGTTATCGCGCCTCAGAAGCGAATCGACTTGCTTTACTATGAAGGTTTGTTCAGCGGCACGCAGACCGTAGATGCCAAGAACAACAAGAAGTCCAACGTTACTTACAAGATTGATTTGGGCGTGAAGAAATATCATCCTACCGCCAAATGGGGTGAGGAAACTTCAAGTCCGATTTCAGATATTCAAAGAATTGTAGACGAATTGTCTGCCAAGTGTAAGACGGTTGTTAAGATGCGTATGAGTACACGCACTTTCCGCAAGATGTGCAAGAGCAAGGAGTTTGCAGACACGTTTAAACTGAAACTTGGCAAGGTAGACATCAGTCCTGCAAAAATTACGTTCAACGAAGCGAACTTGTATCTGGAGAGCCTTTTGTTGCCGACAATCACAATCGAGCCTGACCGTTTTGTGAAATTGCAGGATGGAAGTACAATTAACATGACCGTTGATGACCGTGTTGTGTTCCAATGTGTTCAGAATGTAGCCGTGTTGAAGGTTTCAGACCCTCTTGAAATGATTGACCCACTGCCTAACAAGACTTATAGTCAGTATGACGATGCACTTGTAGGCTTTTGGCGAAACGAAAAAGGACGATTCATTGACTATGAAATGTGGGCAACGCCTGTATTCTATGGCCTTAATGATTTCTTCATTATGGAAACCGATAAAACAGCATAACAACAATGAATATAATTGAGGCTATTGCAACGGAGATAGAGCCATACGAGCAATCTATGGCATCTATGGAAAAGGGACTGATAGACGCTGGATTTCGTTTTACGCCATACGCGCCGACAGATGAATACAACAGCGAGGCGAGGAAGACCGTTGCTTTAGCCTCAATGTTGTGTTTATCGAAAATGCTTTCATTATCTTCTGAGAGTGCTGGAGGCTTTTCACAAAGCTATGATACCAAGCGGTTGAAGGAGAGAATTAAATCTATCGCTGAAGGTGCTGGAATTTCGCCAGACTTGGTCTTGAAAGAGAATGACAACAATATCTATTGCATACATATATGATTAAGAATGCAACAATATCCTTACAGACGGTAGTCAAGCAGGAGGATGAAGACTTGAATATTATAGAAAAGATATGCTGGTCGAAATGCGTAGGATGCACGGTTGCGCCAAATTCTAAGGCCAATCAAATAACGCTCAATGATGGATATAAATATAACACATCATACGATATTCTCCTTAATGACGTGAGATGTTTCGGCAGGATTCCGAAGGTTGGCGATTATGTTAGGGTTGTCAAAAATGATTCAACATTGGATGCCAAAAGACAGATTCTTGGAGTAACGACAAAAGGGCATTGGCTGAAATTATGGATATAGCAATAGAAGGGTTTGAGAATGTTTTAAAAAAGGCTGGAGCGAAGAAACAGAACAATTCAGCAAATAGAGGCAACGCAATACTTCGAGAGTTGACCATCATAGCAGAAGAGGCGTGCAATATTGCACGTGATGCGTATCCAGACCGCATGAGTGGCGGTTACGATGACCACACGCGGAATTTACGCGGTAGCATTTGTGCTACAATCTATTACGGTGGTAGCGAGGTGAAAAGATGTGGCTTTGATGGTTTGGGAAGTGCAGAAGGCGAGGCGAATGCTGAAATTGCAGCTAATTCGCTGGATGCCGACCAAACAGCACTTTGGGAAATCAAAGTGAGTGCAGGAATGTATTATGCAAGATATGTTGAAGCCAAAGGCCACAAGGTTATCTCTCATGTACAGGGATGGTTAACAGAGCAATTGAATAAACTTGCACAAGACATTAAGGATGGAAAAATATAAAAACTCAATAGACGTAGTTACATCGCTTTGCAGGTATTTGAAGCAGCAAAGTAATTTTAAGGTGTTCGCATACGAGAAGGATGAAAACTATCGAGGTGATTATATTGCTGTCAATAGTCTGTCAGTCAATTACGGAAAATGGGCTGACAGCAATTTGATAAATCTTAATATTCACGCGCAGGACAATTCGTCTGGAAGTCTTAATAAGGAAAGGCTTTCATGGATGTATGAAAATATCTGCAATCTTATCCCTTACACTAACGAGATGACAGAAACCGAAGACCAACCGTTGATGGTTGATGGTATTGCTTATTCTATCAGTTCAGACAGCAATGTGATGAAAGATAACGATGAAACACATTTTATCAATTTAAGAATTAAAGTTCAATTTTAAAAAAGAAAATAATTATGGCAAAAACTTCACCTTATGGAATCGTAAGCGTTAAATTGCTTGATGTAGAGAAAGATGGCTCTTTCCCAATTGAATCAAAATGGGAAACAGCTTTTGAGTTTAGTGCAATTGTGAAGGATAGTTTTTCTTTCAACGATAGCGCAGCTTCAACCAATAATATTGAAGTTGAGGACATGGACGAATATTACGCAACGCTTGAAAGTGATAAGGGACAAAAAGGCTTCACCTTGGATGTCTATGATTTTGGCGAGAAGATTGCCAAAGAATTGCTTGGCTATACAAAGGTAGGCGATTACATCACAGAGACCGTTGGTTTTAAACTTGGAAATAAGGCCGTCCGTGTTCAGACAAAGAAATTTTCAGATTTCCCGGCAAAGGTTTTTGAATGGGCAAATATGAAGCTCAATGTAACTATGGCAGGAACAATGGGCAAGAGTGGCTTTCCTAATATTCATGTAGAATTTGTAAAACAGGCTCACCTTAATGCAGAAGGTAAGGAAATGGCTGGCGCAAGATGGAAAGATTTGGCCGATGAATAAGAAAACTCATGAGTTAAAAACAAAATAAAAAAACATGGCAAAATTTATCAAATTCAGAGAAAAAGCCTCTGTGGCGGCTTCAAAGGCTGACACAGAAGGCACAGAAGGCCGCGTTGACGTGGTCAAGAGCGAAAATGCGCTCGTGTATGAAGCCTCTGCCGTTATCCGTGGAATCTCGGACACGCAGGCAGAGTATGTGAACCGAAAGGTTAAGGAGGAAAATGACGCTAAGGCAAAGATTTCGTTCAGCGTTTCACCTTCCGCAACTTTCGTCAAGGGTACATCAACGGCATTCACATTGACCGTCACCTGTACATTTGCTGGTGCGAATGTTGACGCTGATGCACTGCCAACGATGACAGCAGGAGGCGCTTCCGTCACCGTTACGAAGAAGTCTACTGGCGTTTATTCTGGCACGGTGAATGCAAGTTCGACTACCATCTTTGATGTACATGCTACCGTTAAGGGCGTTGCAAGAACTGCAGCAAAGACGGTTTACGCCTACAATCAAATCTTGTTTGGCGTTAGCTCGTACGAGACAGCACCTGTCAGCGATGCGGCTGAGATGGCTAAGTTCCATGCTCAGGTCAACGGCACGAAGTTACAGAGCAATTCAAACGGTACGTATAAATTCTCCTTCACGGCAGAAAAGCCTTACGGTTATGTTCTGATTCCGTCTGATGTTACCGTTTCGCCTAACTTGGCAAACAACCTCGCAGGTCGTGAAGGGCCGTTGCCAGTCAACTTTGTAAAGCAGGCTGATGCAACAGGTTCTGGTATCACTTACAAAGTGTATCGCATGGCATCAAAGATGGGCGTGAGCGTACATAATGTTGAACTTTATTAATCTAAAGAGAAATGGCAAAAAAATACGGAGTAGCATCCGACTATATCAAATATACCTCTCGTATTAAATCAGATACGAGTGACGGCGTTGCAGTTGAAGCCTCACAGGTCGTTGACCTTGAAGAGGACAAATTGCAGAGCGACATCAACAAAGAGTTGAAGGCATCAATCGCGTCTGCAAGCGGCAAGACTTACTCAAAGAGCGAAATTGATAGCAAGGACACTGCCACGCTGACCTCAGCGAAGAGCTATGCTGACACCAAGAAGACAGAGGCTGTCAGTGCCGCCGCCACAGACGCGACCACGAAGGCTAACAGCGCCCTCGCTTCTGCCAAGAGCTACGCAGACCAAAAGGTTTCTGCACTTGGAAGCGTCTACACAACCAAGGGTTCATGCACTGCCGCCCAGTTGAAGGCTCTCACTTCTGCCAAGGCTGGCGATGTTTGGAATATCACCGATGCCGTGACCATTGATGGCAAGGCTTACCCTGCTGGCGTTAACGTGGTATGTGTTACGGCTTTCAGCGCTGCCATTGACCCAGCAACTACCAAAAATTGGGACGCGTTGCAGGGTGTTCAGGACTTGACACCATACGCCAAGAAGAGCGAAATTGAAGACACCGCTGTTGCTAATGTGAAATTCACACAGGAGGAAGATGTTCCGCAGGATAATGGCGTCTCATTCAAGAAGACCATTACCTATGTCAACGGTCGAGAGGCGACTACGGAATCGGACTTTAATCTTCTCCCTGCTACGTCCACCAAGGCTGGTGTTATGTCTGCCGCTGATAAGGTGAAACTTGATGCGATGGATGGGCGTATTCAGGGCGTGAAGATTATCGAGGGCGAAGGACAATTTGTAATTGAGAATTTGAATGGCACAAAAAGAGCGCTTCTTGGTTCTGGTGCCCTCATTTATAGTAGTTTAAGTGTTGGCACCTCCGTATGGATTGATAGAGATATACAAATCTATAATGAAGGTAAAGGTTTTCAATTAAAAAGTGCTCATTTTGGGACAGAAGTCAATATTAAAGACAATGTCGCAATTAATGGGAATGTTGCTATTGGCGAAAATGTCGAAGTTTCCAATGCAAAGATAGGCACAGCAACCATTGGAACGAACCTACAACAAATACACTATGATTTTGCAAATAAAATTGCAATTGGAAATGGAGTTCAAATTGCCAAAGGTGTAGGAATTTCGGTTGATGATTCTTGTAATTTGGTCTTTGGAAGAGAAATAGGAGGAGTTTATCAAACGAAAGAAATTAATGCTGACGACATCTCCGACCTACTTACTCGTGTCTCCGCTCTGGAAGGCCTTTTGAAACTGGCATAGCCAAACTAACATTTAGACAGGGTGTACAATAGTGCATCCTGCCTAATCCTCTCAAACAAGAAATATGAAAAAGATGTACAGATGTGCCATTGTCATAACGGCATACAATGTTGAAAGAGATATCGAACAGAGCGTTGCAAGCGCCTTGAATCAGACAGAGAAGTGTGAGGTTATTGTCGTTGAAGATAAGTCAACAGACGGTACGCTTGACATCCTCAGAAGAATCAAGGGAATCACGCTCTTGGAGAATAGCGAAAATGTTGGCGCTGGTCTGTCGCGCAGACGCGGCATTGACTATGCAAATGCAGAATATGTAATGACGCTTGATGGCGATGATTACATAGACCTTGATTTTGTCAAGAGGCTGCTTGCGAGAGCCGATGCCACAGGCGCGGATATTGTCAGCGGCGGCGTAAAAATCCTCAAAGAAGATGGCTCATGGGATGCGACCTCTTACGGCAATTGCGTCACGGAAGGCCGCGACAAGGTTGCCAAGTTTTGGGGCGAGCGCATTGTCTTCATGAATAACAAGATTATCCGCAAGGAAATCTGCAACAAAGTGCCTTACAGCGATAGGCGTTACATCGAAGACACGCCGACCATTATTCCGATGATGTTCTTTGCTAACAAGGTTGCGTATGCCGACACTATCGGCTACACCTATCGAATGCGTAAAGATTCTCTGACGCATACAACCAACATCATTAAGGATGTAGTGTTCAAGGGCCTTTGCTGGATTGATTTGTACGAGTTCTTTATGAAGCACGACCAAGGTATGTTTGAGGCTGTCAACGTGAAAGGATTTATCGTCAACATCATTGGTACGCTGAATAAGATTCACGTCACGCCAGAGATGGTTGCTCCTTTTGAAAAGGAATGGCATGAGTTTACGATGCGCCTTCTGAACGTTATCGAAATTACGAATATTAATCTTGTCGGAGGGGAAAATAAGAAACAAGTAAAAAATTAATTATTAACTAAGTGTGGTTAAACGGCCTTCGGGCCAAACATTCTTTGGCAATGTGCAGATGTTGTCATTTCGCATTGTCAGAGAATGTTGTTATTTTATAAGGTTATGGCAACAGAAGATTGGAAGAAGCTTGAAGGTCGCATATTTAGGTTTGATGTGAACACTTCGACAGAGGATGCGTTGAAGGCTACGAATCCTGCGATTATTCATTTCACGACAGAGGGAGACATCGTGATGAATGGGGAGAAATTTTGCAGCCCGAAGAAGAAAGACCTTCGTGTTGTAAAGTTATGTACATCGTATGAGTATGTAAAGTATGATGCCGTGTTGAATATCATGAATGGTGATGAACTTCAATATCTGAAATACCCAGAAACTGCGACTGAAGGAGTTTCCTATAGGTCATATATGATAGTCGCCTCATTGATAAACGGAAAGCCTTTTTATTGGTTTTCAGATGCTTATAATTTGGGTGGGCCAGGCATCAGAATTGCATCAGAAAAAATTATAGGCGTAGACGAAAAGACTTTCAATGCAGGCTTTGATAGTTTGGCAAATGATATTGTATTTGTATTTGATTATGATACAATAGAAATGAAAAGCTTTACATACGGAGGTGCTTCTGACTTAGGGATACTTAATCTCATCTTTTTTCTTAACCTTTCCTCTGCGTGTCTAAAATCAGTGCTTGATAAAGAGACAGGGGGCATTGCGTTCGATGCGGCTACTTACGAAGAATTGGAGAAAGTTTACAGCAGTGCATCTCTCCTTCCACTCGTTACTGGGCAGAATTAATACTACAGCATCCCAAGAAGCGGCAGGTCTTGTAAGAATCGGAAAAGGCCTTACTACTCATAGTAATAAGATTGATGGTGGCGACTACATTGACGATGAAAGCGTTGGCCTACTTGAACTTCTTCCTGCCAAAACTGATACCCTTGGCGGCGTAAAGAAAGCCAATCTGAACCTGCAAAGTGAATACGAGTTCTTAAAGGCCGTGCCAAGCGTCACCAATCTTGACGAGGCGAAGTTTGCCATCAACCATCTACGAATTATCTGCAAAACACTCGTTGATAAACTGGAAGAGGCAGGAACGTTGAATAAATAATATATAAAGACATGATTAAAATTGCAACACATAACAGCTTCACAGGAGAGAAAGGTGACGGTCTTTTATCGTTCCTTGTCTCCGCGTTTTCAAAATGCCAGTCAAAAACCTTAGTGCAACAACATAGATGCGGCTGCCGTCTGTTTGACCTTCGCGTGAAATGGGACAAGGGTAGAGGGAGATTCGTTGCCGCACATGGGCTTTGGAAAGCTAAGAAATCCCTGCTAAAACTCATGGCAGAACTTAACGGCATTGCAGCATCTTCGCCAGTCAAGACGATGTATCTGCTTACCTATGAAGGAGAATGCGAAGAAGACACTGAGGTGTACGACAATTTCCGAAAACTTGCCGAATGCCTCAAAGGATTCAGTAACATTCAATGCGTGCAGTTATGCGTTAAGAAGCCCGATTGGCGCGTATTGTGGTCAAGTCCTAATATGCCGTATTACACCGCTGCCTATGATGTCTTGGCAAAGGACAATTGGAAGACGATGCTTCCGATTCCTTTTATGTGGGCGAAGTTCAGACGAAAGGCAGAGTTCAGCGATGCTTATTACAGAATGGTTGATTTTCTTTAGGAGGACTGGTAATGGAATCGTCATTTATTCTTAACCCGTTGGTTGCCTTGGCAGGCATCGGAGCGTATTACACCATTCCAACAGAGATAGAAGAAACGTTTTACGGTCTTCGGTGGATGGTGTTGTTTATTATCTTCATGATAATTGCAGACTTTTACTTAGGTCTGACTGAGAGCGTGAAGGTGAAAAAGGAATCGTTCAGATATAGCAGAGCAGGGCGAAGAACCGTTTGCAAGTTCATCGAGTACATGATTTACATCATGACGGGTGCGCTGCTTGGCAAATCTTTCCTTGAACCTATGGGCATAGGCACATACGAGGAGGGCGGCGCGTTAGGCTCTGTATTTGCAGCCATATTCGAACTGGATAGCATTAAAGGCCATGTTTGCGCCATACATAATGTAAAGTTTAATTTCTCTTTCAAACGCTTTATTGTCGCTATGCTGAAAAAGAAGGACAAGGATGCAGGCGAGGCGTTTGAGGAGGCAACGAAGGAGATAAAAGATGGCAAACTATAAACAAATAATTCCCTTCATTTTATCATGGGAGGGCGGTTTTTGCAACCGAAAGAACGACAGAGGAGGCGCGACAAACAAGGGCGTGACGATTAACACGTGGCGAGGGTATTGCGCTAAAAAGGGCAAGCCTGCAACGATTGAAACCTTGAAAGCGATGACTACCAGCGAATGGGAAGATATTTTTAAAACTATGTACTGGGATGCGCTCAAATTGGATAATGTGACAGACCAGAATGTCGCTAACATCATGGTTGATTGGGCATGGGCAAGCGGCGTGGGCACGGCGGCGCGACAATTACAGAAGCTCGTAGGCGTGAAGGTTGACGGCATCATCGGCAACAAGACGTTGGCTGCCGTCAACAGCACAAGCGGCTTGCCGTTGTTCGGACGTATCAAGCAAATGCGGTTGTTGTTCGTCAAGAGCATTGTCAAGAACGACAAGAGCCAGCAAGAAAACCTTAGAGGATGGGAACGCCGAATTAATTCAATTATGTACGACAATCTTATTTTGAACAAATGATTAAGTGGTTTTATAAGCTATGCAGCAAGGTAGCAGGCTTCGCTACCTCGCTTGGCATTGATGGCCTTACACATATTATCGTAATGACCATTATCTCCAAGATGGCACTTATCTTCTTGCCAGTATGGGTAATGGTGGCGGTTATGCTATTGGTCGCCGTTTCCAAGGAATTGCTTGACAAATTCACAGGGCAGGGAACGTCAGAGTGGAAGGACTTCTTTTGCGATGTTGCAGGCATTTTAATAGCGATGATATGAAAAAGGCATTGTTATTCTTTATTGTTCTTCTCCCTCTTGTTTCATGTTCGCGAAAGACAACGAGCGTTGAGAAAGAGTTCACGGATTCAGTGAGGATAGAGAGACGTGACACACTGATACAACGACAGATTCTTACGATTGCTGACACCGTATATCTCTCCGACACCGTCTTTATTACCGAGCTAACAATGGTAACGGTTGATTCAGATGGCAAGGTTCTCCGCACTGATACGGAACGCGAAAAGAAAATCATTTCCAATCGAAACGCAAAGCACTACATCAATGCAAAGCAGGAGGAGCGACAGACGAGTGTAACGGACAAGGAAGAGACGAGAAAGGAGAAGGAGAACAAGACGGTGAAGGAGAAACCGCCGATTTTGCAGCGATTCAAAGACAGCCTCTTTCAGTTCGCCGCGGTGTTGCTGATGATAATTGGCGCGTGGTATTATTTTGTTTATTCCAAGAGGAGCAGAAGCAAGAATAATCCTTAATGATTATTCAACCTTTTAAATCCTCAAAAATGAAACAATTACAGATATTATTTGATAAAGTCGTTGAAGCTACAATGAACGCAAGCGGTTTATCTTTTGAAGAGTTCACGACAAGTCGAAGCGAACGAAGTGTGAATGCACGTGTGGTTTTCGTTGATTACCTAATTGAAAAAGGAATAGTGAAGGCACTATCGCTGAATTAAGTGGTATGAGCCAGCAGAGGGTGAACGCCTTGAAAAATTCACGCATCTACCGAATGAAAACACTCATGTGCAGAGTTTTGAAACAAAGTCTGAAAGATATTATCGGATAAGAAATGGCGTGCCTTCGGGTGCGCCATTTTTGTTGTAAATTAATTATATATAGATGTTAAATACACGCATTTTTATAAGAAAATATCTTGGTTTTTATTTGGTGTTTTCAAGATAAATGACTATCTTTGCAATATAGAAAAGAAGGAAATAGCAATAACACCACAGCCCTCGACAACACGGTAAGTCACTAATTATGAAGACGAATAAAAAATATAGCAAGAAGTCAATTATCGCAATCATCAGACGTGGAGAACCAACGGAGATTTTCCGCCTTTGCTTCCATTTGAATGGTGAAGTAAGCAAAAAATCTGTATGCGAATTAATCAGAAGCTTTGCTCCTTCAAAAAAAATTAAGGACACAGCCTATGATATTGCGTATCGCTCGGAACATAAATTCCAACCGTTGTCGTCAACCGAATTGTCAAGAGAATCTGAATACTACGAGGCGAATAAGATTCACATGATTGTTAATCAATTGCGGTATTATATGAAAGGCAATAAGGATTCTTATACGAAGACACCAATCTTGATTGAAGGGCAATTGTATTGGGCATCAAGAGAATATGGCCGTAATGACTATAACAAGTCTTTCATTTGCGAATACAAAGGAAACGAGAAGATGTGTGACATCTTGGTTAAGTTAGGAAATAAATATTTATAAATCAAATCATATAGCCCTCGACATCACGGTTAAGTCTGAATTATGAGAATAGAGACAAAAGAAGAAGCAAAAGAAATGCTTAATGGAATTATTAAACGATTAGGTTCATTATATAATCCAGAAGATATGTTGGATGATGGATATGACAGCCATGACGAGGAACAGAATCTCCGTTATAGGTATATTGTTCGCGAACTTAATTCGATACGTGAAGAATTGGCAGGCTTTGATTTTGATTGTATTCCTTCATCCGAGTGTGACAGAATCTGGAAAGCTGCTTGGGAAGGTTCAACCGACCGCAATATACCCGAAGTGAGATATAATCATGCTATCGAGTATGCGAGCAGGCTAATTGCATTCTTGGATAAGTAGTCAATGTGCTATAAGGACTTGCATTTGAAATCCCCTAAACCGAAAATTTAGGGGATTTGGCTAAAAAAAGATGTGTACCGGCAAATTAATAGTCAAAATGAAAAGAGAAATACCATTATTTATCGTTGATTCTTCTCGAAAGCACAAGAAAGGAGAATGTGACTATATATGTTGTACCGACAAGGATAGCGGATTTATTGCTAAGATTGATTACATTGATGGCGAAATAGAAGAAACAGGAAGTGATTACAGAATCGGGTTAAGCAAAAATGGAATCTCTTGCAGAATGAAGATAGTTCGCGCAATGGGTGAGAATCCAACTGAAACCGCGGTTAGAAGCCTGCTCAAAAAAGGAATGGAGTATTATTCAACCATCATTCAAAAAAATGTTGATGTCACAAAGCTCAGCCGAGAAGATTGCGTTGATTGCATTGATGTGATTATAAGAGCCAATATGTCCTTAATGAAGGACAGGCCACTTGCTCAAAGACAGACGATTGCGACATCTATTTGCGTGTTAGAGGCCGCCAAAAAGTATATAATTGAAAAATAAAATCATCATGAAAGAAATAATCAAAGGCATAACAACTCGTTATATATTCCGTAACTCGGATAAAAAATCCGTTCAGTTAGATGTGACAGTATATGATGTTGAAACAGCGTCAAACGTCAAGGTTCATGATATAGTTCTACATGTAGATGGTATCGAAATGAACTACAATTATAACAACACTAATGGCCCGAGCTGCATCTACGGTAAGTGTAACACTTCAATCCATGAAATGCTTTTTAGCAACAAAGGAGAAGGCCGAATCAAGATAACAACGAAGATTGGCGAAGAATATACAATAGCGATACCAGAGGATATTTCAGCGGACATTTATAATTCACTAAAGAATGACAACAAATAAACAATCAAGTTGGGGCGGCCGCCGCGAGAATAGTGGCCGCCCAAGAACAAACAAGGTCACAATGTGGGCAAACGTGACTCCTGCATTCCTTGCCAAACTAAAAGAGAAGGCCGAAGAAGAAAACATGAAGGTCGGTGAATATCTCGAAGAACACCTTAGGTTATAATTTTCAGCAAATTAAATCCATTCGTAAGGTGCTGATTCTGAAAGCCAATCAAAACAATATGGCGCGTTTCGGCAAATTACCAGCAAATTAAATCTGTCTTAATACTTCGTGATTATAACCGAATTATAACCGAAAAAAAGGCTCGTCACAGCTATTGTGGCGAGCCTTTTTTTGCTTCATGCTGTTAGCTTTTCACATAACAAACAGATTACAAATTCCACAAAATAGAAACAAATCGCAACAGCCGAAATTTGTTTTAGAAAGCAGGAAAGTCCTGCTTCATAACTTAAAAAACAAATTTATTATGGAAGGAATTGAAAAAGTGATTTGTTGCGACAAGGGAAACGATGCTCTGGCCTATGCAGCGATGGCCAACAAACAAACAGACCCTATGGCAATGGCAGCGATGATGAACGGCGGCATGGGTAATCAGTGGATGAATAATCCATTTGCCTATATGATGTTTCTTGCATTGTTTGGCGGTGCAGGATTCGGAGGCTTTGGCAACAGAGGGAATGCCGTGCAGGATGCAGAAATCCAAAATCAGATTGCCTCTCTACGCTCACAGATGGCCGACAATCACAATGCAGATTTGCTGATGTTAGTCGATTTCGATACTTGGATGCAGGCAAAAGGAAACTCAGTAAATACGCGCTCCATTCATTTGCGCAATCTTCGCGCCTTATTCAATGAGGCAATTCGCGAAGATTATGTAGCACAAGAATTTTACCCATTCAGGAAATTCAGAATAAAATCTGAACAGACTGAAAAACGCTCTTTGACCATCAAGGAATTATTATCACTGATGAATTTCAAATGCGAAGATTATCAGCAAAAATACATTGATATTTTCTTAATCTCCTTTTATTGCGCAGGAATAAACATGGTTGATTTGCTTGATTTGCCTCACCCAAACGAAGAACAAAGAATAACATATAGAAGGAGTAAGACTGGAGTTCTATGCAGTCTTAAAATTCCAAACGAAGCAATGAAGCTCATACGAAAATATCGCGGAGAAAAGAAACTGCTTAACTTCGGAGAGACACATGAGGATAAAAGGTCTTTCGTTAGAACGATAAACAAGAACTTACAGAAAATAGGAAAGACAGACATTATTAATGTGAGAAACAGATATGGACGAGTGAAGAAAGAAAAAATATTCAAGCCTCTGTTTCCACATCTTACGACATATTGGGCAAGACACACATGGGCGACTATCGCCGCAGACATTGATATTCCAGATGCTGTTATTGATGCTGCTCTTGGGCACAAGCCACAATACCAAATCGCAGATATATATATAAGAAGGAATGAAAAGAAGGTTGACCAAGCAATCAAGAAAGTAATAGACTATGTAAAAAAATCCACTGACAATTAATTTTGCCAGTGGATTTTTTTGTTTTTATCCTACATGTTCTTCTGGGTCATCGTATTTAAGATTGAAGTCTGTCGCAATATGCTTTCTTATGTCATTTATCGCTAATCCGATAAAACCGAAAAGGCAAAATAAAAAACCAGAAACAGCGCTCATTATTCCAGCCGCAACTTGCTGTTGCCCTAAAAAATCCTTGTAATAAGTTCCAATGTTATTTATTCCTATTATAGCAACAATAATTCCAACAATAAATGAAATTATGCCTATTGCAATAACAGCCTTGGACATGATGTCAAGATTGCGATAGCTGAAGGAAACGTCAATAAATTCAGATAGTGCTTTTTGTGAAATCATAATTGTTTAATTTAAAAATTTGTTCTTACTAAGCCAACGACACGATATATTTTAATCACATCGCTTTTTTCTATATTTATATCTTCCAACTGACTTTTTTGATTTGAAACCTTGCATTCATACTTATCGCCGCGCTCATAAACGTTTCTGAAAATAAATCCAATGCTCTTTGTGTCTATTATATAAGGAGCGCCGCTTTCAATAACCGCATTCTCTTGCAGTGCTGACAACGCAATTAAATCCCCACGCATAAATTGAGGTTCCATTGATACCCTATCATTTCTAAAATAGAAATCAAAAGGTGGAAATTGATTAAACGCTCCCATGTATTCCAGATTCTGAACCTTTCCGCTTTTGACAAGCTCCAACACGTCAATGTTAGGAATCTTAGCAATACTCTCCGTAATGATTGGCTTTTGCTCACCGTTAGCGAAGAAGAAATTAGACAGCTTGTCAAAGTTATTGTCGTTGTTTTCAAATCCTTTATTAAGCATTTCCCCTTTTCCAGTTTTAAGCCATTCAATATTTAGCTCGGGAAAGTTTTGTGAAATATTGAACAACGCGGAAACACCGAAATCATCTTTGACAACAGATAAATAGCTGGTTGACAAGCCTGCTTTAAGAAGGAATTGTCTTTGTGAAACTCCTTTGTAATTAATGAATTTAAGTAGTCTATCTTTCATAATGTTAAAAATATTTATTCGTTAGATATTTGTATCTAATTATTTGGCATATATAATTATTATATGTACCTTTGCATACGTAACCAAGGAGGTAGATAGCTTATCCGCCTAATGGTTGTGCAAAATTAAAAAGAAAAAATAGAATAGCAAAATATTATATATAAAAATGGTAAGAAAAAGTTTAATCCAAATACCATCGGAGATACGGAGGAAGGCGACAATCGAGAGGTATAATAAGATATATGCCTATTATATAAGAGAATTAAATCTTGGAACAAAGGCGTATGATGCAATTGTGATGACTGCTAACGCATTTAATGTAACGATAGCAACGGTTTATAAGGTAAAACGAGAAAAAGAGAAAGGAGCAAGCAATGAGGGTAGTAATGCCACAAATAGCAGATGATTCAAAATACACGGTGTGCCAAGCGTCTGAGGTTCTTGGAGTTCACAGAGACACTATTAGAAGATGGGTTAATAGCTGCCTTTTAAAGCCGAGATTCAGCAAGATAAACGGACGGAAGTTTTTTCTTGGCAAGGATTTAAAGAAGTTCTGGATGACACAATATTGAAAAATAGCTCATTCGATAGCAAAACCGAAATAGTCCGTTCTCGCATTTTCCAAATAAATCGTCTTCGGTTTTGATATTGCGTAAATGTCATAACTAATTCTCAACGCAATTATTATCGGATGAGCAAAGAGCTGAATGGTTACACCAAAAGGTTTGTGTTCTGGTGTTATGCTTGGTGTTGGCGGTTCGATTCCGCCACAGCTCACAAAGCGAAAAGTGTTCTTTGACATATCGGTAAAGGGGTACGGAAGTGAAAAATGAAGTAGCAAGGCCCAAATCCCCGAAAAAGTGGCATCACGTGATAGTAACTATCTATGTCGTGAAGTTGTAAACGGATGAGGTTCGGCATCATCCATACCACGTGAGCTGCCACGAGAAGTTATGTAACTATCATGTAACTACCATGTAACTACATAATCAACTTCATATACTCCTCAGATATGCCGATAGCTGGCGCATTCACCTTTCGTTTGTGTTTGGACTTGGCGGCACAGGTGGTTCAAGTCCACCTATCTGAGCTAATTAAAACCTTATTGTATGAATAAGATTAAGAGAATTGCTGAGATAAGAGAATTGCTGATGCAGGACGCAGAAGAGCAATGTATCTGCCGCACACGCGGTTATCTCACTGCCAACTTCTACATGGAGATTGGCAAGAAGAATTACGAAGTCGAATTAATCGTTGATGAAGATTGGCAATGTAGTGATTGCTCCGTCTACAACGTAGAAGAAGATAAGGAGGACGTGAAATTGAAAATCATTATCCTCAACGAATATTCAGGGCTTTACGCAACTCTCAAACGGGAGGCGTACGAAAAACTTGAAAAGGAGGAAAAATTGTACGAAGAGCATGAACAATCGCTGATGTACGATTTTCTTTATTGATATAAGCTCGCTGCGGTTCTTTTCACGAGGTGCAAAGAGTTGCATCGCAAATGATAGAGTGCAATCTTGAAAAGGAGAATGAGAAGATTTCCGTTACGCAGCGAGCTACACGCAGGTGATTGAGACTGGGTCTCATGTTTGAGTTCCATGGTTGTATGATTAAATAGAATATGTGAGATAAGGGGTTCGATTCCTCTCGCCTGCACCAACCAATAAGAAGTATTATGAAGAAGGAATATTATTACGTTTCTTTGGTTTCTTCGAATAGACGAAACATGAAAGAAAAGATGCTTGCCGAGTATCTTAAAAGCTACAAGAATTGTCTTGTAGAGTTCGGCGAAGAATATACGCCAGAGGTTCTAATTGCCGACCTTAATAAACGACTTGATGAAATCAACGCATCGAATAAGCGGGGCATGGATATTCGTTTAAAGCGAGAAAACGGCATGTATGGCGAAATAGTCTTTGAATTTGAAAGTGATGTAAGCTGTGATTATCAATCCGCTATAATGGTTCTCAGACCAGTAAGGCGATGGGTGGCAGGTTCAAGCAGTAATGGAAAAAGTGACGCAGAATAAAAAACTACAATCATGAAAGCATTTACAAATTACAGATATTACGTTCTATTTGCCGTTAACTTTATGGCGGCAATATTGTTTATCGCTATGCCAGACGATAGCTGGAGCACTTTGAGGTTTATTGCCTTTTTGGTACTGACAAAAGCAGCTGCATGCTTGCTTATCTACGTCACAATGGTTTTGATTTCTCATTGGAGCGATAAGCACGAAATACCAGAGATAGATTCGTTCCTTAATGGGAATTTTTGACAATTACGTTTATGCTATATATAAGAAAGATGTTTCTATCAAATATTCAACTTGTTAATGGTAGGAGACTATAGTTAACAGGGGCAGTCGCAACGGATTGGGATAATTAGTTCTTCCGCTTCTCTATTTCATAATTCATACTAAGGTGGCCGTTCGTACATGCAGGTACGGACGGCTTTTTAAATTCAAACACACAAGATTCAACTTAATAAAACAAACAGCATGAATAATATACTTATCATCATAATCGGTTGGATAGTATTCCTTTCGATAGCAGGTTATATCGTAACTTTCATCATCAAAGAGTTTGTCGCCATGATTATGAGCGAAGCCACTCTCTATAAGCGTACAAAAACGTATAAAACACGGATAGAAGCACGGAAAAACGAAGTAGTTGCAATGGCCTTGAAGACTGTAATTAACGACTATTGGAACGTGAAAAAGACGCATCCAGATTGTAATAAATGGTGTCTTGGTCAGTGGCATGACTACTATGCGAAACAAAACGAAAGCAGAAAGGAAAAGGAGAATGAGCAGTGAACGAGCATATCAGTTCTTCCGCCTGGTTGAGCGTATGAGGGACAAACAAAAAGAGTATTTCCGCACCAAGAGCCAAGCGGTACTTAATGAGAGCAAGCAGTTGGAACGTGAGGTGGATAGTGAAATACAGAGAGCAAATAACATTTTGAATAATCGGCAGCAGCCATCATTATTTGAAGGACAATAAAATAAGTACAAGCATACAAATGTGAATATGGAAACTAAAATGACATTACATGAAAAACTGAATCTGATTCAGACAAAATTGGAAGCGCCGAAGGACTTGTATAACAAGTTCGGCAACTATCGTTATAGAAGTGCAGAAAGCATTTTGGCCGCGACAAAACCTTTCCTCCGCGAAATGGGTTTAACGCTGATAACGGAATCGAAAATCAGCGAACATCTAAATCGCATCTATGTAGAATGCACGGTGACGATTTCGGATGGCAAAACAAGCGAGAGTGCAAGCGGAATGGCACGCGAGGAGGAAACAAAAAAAGGCATGGATGGTTCGCAGATAACAGGTGCTGCAATGAGCTATGCAAAGAAATATGCGCTTGGTAATCTCTTTGCTATTGACGACACTAAAGATGCAGATACGACTGAATACGCGCAACAGGTACAAGCTGCACAACAGAGTACAACAGCAACGGTGAGCCAGGCCAAGCCAAAGCAAGCGCCAAAGCAAGTGAAACAGCAAGCACCGCAGGTCGATGAAGAGCGTTTGATGTTGCTCCTGCAAGATATAAGCCACGCGAGAAGCAGAAAGACACTTACAACGATTTGGAACGAGAATAAGGACTTGCAATCCAATCCGCGATTTAGCGAGGCCGTGCAAGAAGCATCTAAAAAATACCCGAAATGATAAAAGTTATTTGTTGTTCTCTCTTTTTGCTGGCCTTTGCGTTAGCGTTTATAGTTTTTCTCGAATATGCACAACACATAGCAAATAAATATGAAGGCGATAATGAAGACGATGAAGAAGATAAAACTGAATGACAGCGGAATCCTGTTTGATGCAGAAAGCCACACCTATTGCACCAAAGATGGAGAAGTGTTGCAAGGAATCACGGGAAGGCTCAAAGAACGAGCCTTCCCAGATGAGTATAAAGATGTTCCCGAAGATGTGTTGCAACGTGCCGCGACAAGAGGCACGAGGATTCATCATGTTCTTGAATTGTACGACAAAGTCGGAATTGAAACAGATGATTGCATGGAACTTCAAAACTACATGAAGGCGCAGACAGAATTTCCTTTCCTTGCCAACCATCTGCAAAGCGAATATCTTATCACTGACGGCGAAAAATATGCTTCAGCAATAGATAAGGTTTATGTAGAAGATGATGGCGTTATTCTCGGTGATGTGAAGACCACGTACCATCTTAATGAGGAATACGTAAGTTGGCAATTGTCTATTTATGCTTATTTCTTTAACCTTATCAATCCAGATGTAGAGGTCAAAAAACTCTATGCTCTTTGGTTTAGGGAAGACAAATATAAGGTCGTTGAAGTAGAGCGAAAATCTATTGAAGATGTCAAGAAGTTGCTTTATACGGAAGAAGCGTTGCCAGTCACCACCGTTGACGAAGCAATGATGCCAGACATCAATCGCGCGGAGGCAGCGCTAATTGAATATAAAGAAGCGATGGAATTTTATAAGGCGCAATACGATAAGCTCAAAGAAGGAATCTTGGCTATTATGATGCAACATGATATAAAGAAATATGACGGACAGAGAATTTCCATAACAAGAAAGCCAGAAACTGAGCGATTATGTTTTGATTCAAAGGCATTCAAAAATGATTATCCGCAGATGTATGAGCAATACATCACGAAAACAAAAACTTCAAGTAGTATTTTAATAAAAGTGAAATAAAATGATAGGAAACGAAAGATACCAATGTCTTGCACATTTGACAAATGACGCTGAACAAAAAACTTCACAGAGTGGTGCTTTTACTGTCTTTTCGGTGGCAGTGAACAGAAAATTGAAAGATAAGGAAATAACAAAATTTATCTCCTGCATAAAAGGCGGTGACAATAGCAAGTTACTTCCATATTTAAAAAAAGGAACGTATGTATTACTTGAAGGCAGCGTTGACGGTAATGCTTATGTATCAAAAGAAGGAATACCAAAATTTTCCCTGCAACTAAACGTTTTTGATTTGCAATTGCTTAATGTTGCAAAAACGAGCAATCCGCAATCTGATTTTGCACAACCACAAAATCAGAGCGAAGAAACAAAGAAAGTATTATCGCCAGAATATGTAAACGGTAATAATTTATATGGCGGTAGCGATGATTTGCCTTTCTGATAAATTATGAAATACGACCTGAAAAATCCGCTTGATAAACAAAATCTACTTTTGCGAGTAAAAAAGGAACTTGAAAACGCAAACAATGTTGTAGAGTTTAGTGTTTGCAAGCCAAAAAGAACAATAAAGCAAAACAGGTATCTACATGTTATATTGTCCTATTTTGCTTGTTCGATAGGTCTTTCAGCAGACTACGTAAAACAGAATTACTTCAAGCTCTTATGTAATAAGGAAATCTTTGTGATTGATGCAGAAGATGTTTTCATTGGCAAGACAAGAAGGATTCGGTCATCAAGTGAATTGACAACAGAAGAAATGTCAATTGCGATTGAGCGGTTTAGAAACTGGTCAGCAGAAACGGCAGGTATCTACATTCCTTCAGCAGAGGAACATCATTTGTTGCAATTAGCTGAAATACAAGTAGAACGAAATAAATTATATTTATAATGTCAGAGTATATCAATCACAAGATTTCAAACCGAAGCGAATATGTTTTCAGAAAATTAATTGAAAGAAAAGGTGCTGCGGCCTATGGCGTGTATTGGTATATTCTGGAGGAATTGTACGAAAGCGGCGGCAAAATGCTTTTTGAAGAAATTGAACCTATCTCAAAAGTTCTATGCGTAAGAAAAGACTTTGTAGTGAGTGTTATAAAGTCTTTTTCTTTATTTCAATATGATTCAGAATCGTTTTGGTCGGATGAAGTAATTGAACAAATAGAAAAAAGACAGAAAATAAAAGATAAAAGAAAGGAGGCTGCAAATAAAAGATGGGTGTCTGAGAAAAATATTATTGTGCCAGAAAAAGAGAAAGAGGTTGAATCATCTCCTATTGTTAAACCTACGAGAGTTAACAAAGAGCAAGAGATGAAGTCAAGAGAGAGGGAGTTTTATAACGTGTTAGTTCCATTCGTCAATACTTATGGCCGTGAAATGATAAGAGAATTTTTCGATTACTGGAGCGAGCCGAACAAGTCACATTCAAAGATGAGATTTGAGCAGGAGCGGACATGGGATTTAACGAGACGATTGCAAACATGGGAAAAAAGAAGTAGAAATGGATTTGGTAAATACAACAGCGGACCGGATAAGCAGGCAGCTAATTATAAAGCCGTTGAAGCCTATCGAAATGAAAGCATTCAAAATCTCAAACCAATGGATTCAGAAGAACATATGCCTATCTAATTTGTTGAGTAATTATTCTCCTGCCAATTGGTCTTATCTACCGCAAATAGGTGACGAAGCGTACACACGCGAATGTCCTTCCATTGGCGCGTTAGATGAACTCTATCAAATGAAAGGCGTTGCAAGGATGTGGATAGATGAACAAGTAACAGCGATGTACCTGATGTCTTCAAGCAAAGAGAACATGAGGACACCAATTTCATTGTTTGCAAGTAATTTTTCTGTCGTTGCCGCACCATACAAATTGACAGAGTTGATGCTGTTCTTTTCAAGATATGCGGCTGGAATGTACGACAATTCTTATTCCACTTTCAATTCAAGAAGGATTGGCGTTGCTTTTCATTCTGAATTTTTGCCGCAAAGGGAGCAGGCTTTAGCGAGGCTCGAAAGGCGTAAGGCTTCAAATATAAAAGATGAGGTTTCAAAAATAACAAGAAATCAATATGAAGAAAGCAAGGATTTTAAAACGACAGTGAAAGTGCTAAAAGATAGCGATGAACTAAGAGAAAAACTTGGCATTGCATCTGGATTAAACGTTAATGGCATAGGCGTGAGTTTTTTGCCAAAGAAATATATTCATCTTATTCACGAATATCAATCAAAGAATCTTATCACAGTATTATCCTGCGAATCAATCAAATAAAATATGGGAAACGTGAATCTTTACACTTTTCTCTTGCGCGTTCATGATTTCTTTTTTGGTAATGCAGAAATGAAATACAAGAAAGAATTGCAAGAGAGGTCAAATAATGAAATTCAAGTGATGGAATTTGATGGTGAGCTATGGCTCTGCCATCGTAACACACCACTAATCAAGCAAGAGTGGACTACTGAAAATCTTGCTAAGCTGACAGAAAAAGTTAGAGAGAACTGGATGAAGTATAATATCTTAAAACATAAAAAATGACTATCAACGAATATCAAGAAAGAGCGCTGGAAACAGCAATTTACCCAAATTCAATTATCTATCCTACCATCGGTTTAACTGGGGAAGCTGGAGAGGTAGCAGACAAAGTGAAAAAGGTTCTCCGCGACAAAAACGGAGAGTTTTTTAAAGACCCCTCTACGAGGGAGGAAATAATGAAAGAGATTGGCGATGTCTTATGGTATTGCGCAACACTTGCAAATGACCTTGGTTATTCCTTGGAAGAAGTGGCAGAAGCGAATATTAAAAAACTATCAAGCCGAAAAGAAAGAGGTATGCTTGGCGGTAACGGAGACAATCGATAAACCAACGAAAATTATAATTGTAATGACAAAAGAAGAAATAACGCACATCTATTTCAAGAAGATGTGGCTCTCGCCGAGCGGTTATCCAAGGTTCCCGAGAAGCGCAATGTATGCGTACAGGGCTGGAGTTATTCGCGAAGACGAGAAGGAAAGATACGGAATTGATAAAATAATAAGGAGGTACAGTTTATGAAGCTTACAATAAAAACAATGCGTGCCATAAACAAAGAGGCGAAGCAGCGCTATAAGAGTAAGATAGAACAAGAAGTGTTTGCTTTTGGAGCGAGGCGAGCGCTGGAAGAATATTCCAAGAACCTTTGGCATGGAGCAGACGAACAACCTGCATTCAATAGTGAGATAATTATCTACGCCAAGCGCGTGCTGCCGAGTGGACAGAAGATTGCACCAACCTATGCGGCCGTTTATCGTGATGTCTTAGGACGAGACGTATGCTTGTTTACTGATATAGACATCAAGGCGGACATTGTTAGATGGATTTATGCGGAGGATTTGCCATGAACGATTGGAAGCCAGAAGTAAGATGGAGGCCAAATACGGGCATCATGAGGCACGAACCATTGATGCCAGTGCCTCACAAGAATATCAATCTGCTCGTTACCTACGCGGAAGCTGAGCAGGAGCATGAAGCTGCCATGTGGAAGAAGATGAACGACAAGCGGCGGCGCGAATACGGCATTTGTACTGCATTATGCTACCTTCATTTCATGCGCGTTGAATATGCCATGAAGCTTGCACGTGATACTGTAGACACGCTTGCCAAGCGGAAGGACATATATCGACATGAAGTCAAGCGGACGTGCAGAAGAATTGTTGACGAAGTGGCGAGGCTGAATGCTTGGATGTATAATGTGATTCAGCAAGAAAGGTATTTGGAAGGCTATGACCACTTCGTTGACACCTTCAGCGAGCACATGAAAGAGAAATATGATGCGCTGCGTTACTGCATGATGCAGGCTTGTAAGCCATGTTTGACAGACCCTGCCTTGTATGCTCAGTTGGAATGCACGAGAATTGTTGCAGAGTTGGCAGAAGCCTGCCGCAAAGGAGATATGTTTAAATACAGAGATTACTCGTATATCAAAGGTATCTACGCCTACAACACTGAGACACTTACACCTCTCCTTTGTTCGCTTGAAGAATTGATAAAAAAGCGGATATTCATTCGCGGAAGCAAGGACGTTAATCTCAACAAGGATGAATATGTACGCAGGTGTGTAAACGCTGTTACTGACAGATTCCGCGATGGTAAAGGATTAGTGAAATTATTGGAAGACAAATGGTAAAGCTATGAGTAAATACGGAATATCTCATAACATGGACCCATACGACATCATTGATTGTCTATCTGATTCTGAGGAGGTAGATTTCGTCTTCGATTGTTATGACTATCTTGACGGATTACATCAAAAAGCTTTTGTCAAAATGCTTGGTGCGAAAGAGGTTGTTGACCTACTTGGCGAGGATGATATTATTGAAGAGCTTGAAAGGCGAGGATATAAAATCACAAAAGATGGAAGCGAGGATATTTAAAGAAAATGGCGATTATGTTGTATATGCGGAGATTATATCTCCTGACGGATATACAACTTTCAAACCGCTGCGCAACTTTGGTTGTCGTCAGTCTGACGCGATTGAATATCGTGACAGCGACTTGAAGGATGTGAAAGAATCGCGAATAAATTTCTTGATTAAAACATATAAACCAGACGTGCGATATAAACGCGTATGTAGGGGAAACTACAAGAAGATTGACAATTTAATTGACTAAAACATGACAGAAGAAAGACTTAAAATGATTAACAAGATAGCCGAGGAAATGAAATTCATCTCTGAGGCGATAGAGAAGATTGATGGAGGATATACGTTTGAAATTCGTCTTAAAGGTGTGCGCACAACGGATGGGTTTAGCGTTTATCCGTTTCTGTCTGAGGCACAACGTAGCGAGATAGAAGATTTAGTGGAGAAGTGCATAAGAAAGAATTTAGAGGATTACAGAAAGGAATTTGAGGAATTATGAAACATTTAATATCACTAAAGACAAATCAAGGCATCGCCTCAGTTGAAGACTATCAGAATGGCCGTATTGACAGAGGCGATGTAATCGGCGTCATCCTTCAAACGGAGGTGATAGGTGTGATTATTTCTCTTGACCAGTGGAACGAAATCTGGTGCAGCGAGGAAAACTGCAATGTATTTAATAAGACGTGTAGCGAAGCAGAAGCTTTGCAGACATTGAGCGGTCTGGAACTCACTCGCAATATCGTTAAGCAGAACGAGGAAGATGGGGAAAAGATGACTGCTGCTATGCGTTGCTGGCAGTACAAAAAAGGCAGTATTCAGTGGTATCTTCCAAGCCTGTATGAGCTGGGTACAATCGTTGCTTATCGTGATGAATTGAACAAGGTACTAAAAATGCTTGGTGCAAACCTTTTACGTAAATCCTATTGTGCCTGGAGTAGTTCCGAGTCCGACCGTTGTAACACTTGGGTCGCCAGTTCATGTGCTGGTTACTTTTACAGCAAAGACAAGTTCGACAACTTAATAACAAGGGCCGTTGCCGCATTTAGCCCCTTGCAGCATGAAACCTCATTTTCTGCCGACACGAAAATGAGCCTGTGAAGTTCAAACAAAAAAGTATATCAACAATAAAATAAAACAACTATGGCAACTAATAAAGACACAGAGCAGCGATGCACACTGCCTGAATTGAAGGAAACAGCAAAAGAACTTGTTAATGTCGCTGAGATTCTTCGCGATTACAAAGAAAATGAAATAATACTATACACTACTATGTATGGCAATGCGTTCTTCAAAGGATTCACAAGAGATGGCGGAATTATACTTGGATGCTGTAACGCAATTATAAAAGGAAATCTCTTGCTTGACGTAAACGGAAGAGTGAAGGATACGCAGAGAGGTGAATGTGTTTTGTTTCCTTCATTTGAAATGCGTGATTGGAGCAAGTTTTTCAAACATGGTGATGTTGTTGTCAGAGCAACGGACGGCGCTATGTTTGTCTTTGATTGCTGGGCAAAAGGCGATTTTACTCAAATGTATATAACTGACTATTTCTATACGCCAAGTTCTTTTGGCGGAAATGAATTACTGACAAAACTTTTGACTGTAGAAACAAAAGATTTTCAGAAAGCCGATGAAGAACATCGTGAATGGTTCTTTGACTTGATGGAAAATTCTTACACCTTTGTCGTTGACTGCGGTAGAATGACGGCGGTGGAGAAAAAAGCGCCAGATTTTAAACCGTATGACAGAGTTCTCGTACGCAACAGGAAGCAGAGCTGGAAGATAGATTTGTTTTCGCATTACGAGCAATTCGGCAGCTATCACTACAGAACTCTGGGAGGATATTACGAATATTGCATACCGTTTGATGGTAATGAACATCTTGTAGGTAAAGAAGTCAAAGATGAGGAGGAATAAAATGATAAACATCACAGAATTAAGGATTGGCGATATTATCACCAAGGTTGATAAATATGAAGGGTATAAATACTCTATTGCAGAAGGTTTAGACAGCCTCAGTGGTAAGATACGTCACATAGAAGTGTATGAAGATGGTGGTAGTAATATTACTACTTCTTCATACGAAGATATGTTGCCGTTTCCGTTGTCAGAAGAATTACTGAAGGCAAACGGATGGCAGAAGTCATTGGATGGAGAGAATGTGCTCTTTGGAGAATTTAAGCCTATTACAATAGGGCTTATACCTTCTGCGGATTTTGACTACGCTTTCAACCCGATATTGCTTCCAGGTTGTTCAAAAAGAAAGCGCGATGCGATATTCATGTACGAAATAGAATCAGTGCATGAACTGCAAGCGCTGCTTGATATGTGGAAGGTAAGAGTAAAAATCAAACCATAACAATCATGGATATTACAGACTATAAGAATCTTTATAAATAATAACAGCATTTATGGAAATTAAGATTGAAAACGCAAAGGCTGCCTTGAAAACAGCCGATGAGAGCATCAAAAAAGTTCTTCTCGCTCTCTTACCCGAATTGAATGAGACAGAGGCACAGACAGCCGAAAATCGCCCGATTATAGAACGTGTGAAGACATTTGAGGACGCTTGCCGTGAGTTAGGCGCAGACCACTCCTTTGTTCTCGCTTATCAGAACACAAATCTGCGTGACCCCGAGGTTGCAGAGGAAAACAGAGACATCCTCGCATACTTGAAGCTCCGCATCATCGCCGCCGCCCTGAATGAGGGTTGGAAGCCTCAGTTCACAGAAGACGAGGAACGTTGGTATCCTTGGTTCACGCTATGGACGGAAGAAGAACTGTCAGAGAAGAGTGACGAGTGGAAAGCCGCCCGACACCTCATATCAACAGGCGACTATTCAGGAGACTGGGCGGGCTTCGCTTGTTCGGACTCGTATTACGCCCCCTCGGATACGTCTACGCGCATCGGTTCTCGCCTTTGCTTTAAGAGAGAAGCTCTCGCCACGTATTGTGGCCAACAATTCATCAGCCTTTGGGCTGACTTCAACATGATTAAGAAATAATAAATCAAACCCTGACAATTATGGATATTACAGACTACAAGAATCTCTACAAAGCCGCGAGAATGTTAGATGAGGCTGTTGACAAGAACAGCAAGAAATATCGTTCTATCGCATATAAATCCAATTACTACGGATTCAATAATACAGAAGTCAACTCCAATTGTATGCACCCTTTCACCATTCAACTGAAATCTTACCTTGTATTGAATAAGGTCAACGAGCAAGGAGAACCAATCAAGGAAGAATGGTTGAGGTTTAAAGATGATTCGCTGGTGGAAGAATTTATGGTCAAGGCGATTGACTGCCACAAGGAGGAGATTCTAAAAACCACATCACTATTAATCAAGCAGTTTTTGAAAAAGAATATTGACGAGGTTAAGAAGGAGAGGAAACGACTGGAGAATATTGAAATGTTCATTGAAAATGGTCTATAAAAAGACTGCCAATAACTTTGATATATTGTATCTAATTATTATATTTGCGTATTAATTAGACATTTAGCAAATGATGTTGACGACCAATAAATACAGGAACAAGAAGATAAAGAATGCGTATGGTATTTTTGACTCGAAAAAAGAATACGAACGCTTTCTTTATCTCTCTGCGGCTCAAAAGAAAGGTATAATAAGTGAATTGACAAGGCAAAAGAAATTTACTCTTATTCCCTCGCAAAGAGACGTGTATGGAAGGGTTGTAGAGCGTGAATGTTCTTATAGGGCAGACTTCTGTTATCGAAAAAACGGTAAGTTAATTGTTGAAGATGTGAAGAGTGAGATAACGCGAAAAAATCACGAATACATCATCAAACGAAAACTTATGCTATATTTCATGAAAATTAAAATAAATGAGGTATGAACGAGGATTTTGACATAAAAGGCGATTTAAATTTCGGCGATGTTGGTTTTGATATTGGCGACATAGATTCCAGCTTGTTTGAAGTGGATTTTGACGGAGGCGACCAAATCGAAACGCGATATGTCAGGCCAACGCTTAAACCGATAAAAGAAAGCCAAATACTCTATAGCAACGCTGAAAAGCTGGCAAAGGAAATTGAAATTGGTAAAGGCTTTCGCTATGATGCTTTTATTAGCGGAAATTTCATCTATGGAGATTTTATTGAAGCATTTCTGACGAGCAAGGATGTAATAGCTAAGAAAATGGTTGTTTCCACCTTGTCATTAAGTCAAAATAATATTGACAGTTTTAAGAATCTTCTGGAATATGGATGGACTGAAGACTTATCTTTGATTGTTAGTGCGTATTTCTACTCAAATGAAATACGTGTTTTGATTCCTTACATTTATAGCAATCTTGATATTGATAATAAATTCCAGCTTGCTGTTGCTGGCATTCATACAAAGACTTGTCAGATTCTGACAGAAGACGGAAGAAAAATCGTAATTCATGGAAGTGCAAATCTGCGTTCATCAGCTAACGTGGAACAAATTACAATTGAAGAAAATGAACAGCTTTATGACTTCTATGAAGAGTTTTACAGCAAAATTATTGATGAATACTCAACGATTAGAAAACCAATCAGAGGAAATAAATTGTGGAATGTTGTAAACAAATAGGCTTATGGCAAGTGGTAGCGAAAAGAAAAAGGATAAAACGAAGATAAAGGGTAATACGCCTGCCAAGGAAAGGGGCAAACGTATGAAGAGGGCGAATCAAAAGACAAAAGACTTTATCGAAAAGCAAAACAAAAAGATGGGCGGTTAACTTCCATTTTAACATCCATGTAAATGAAAGCAGAAAAAGAAATCACATATAGAAAGGTAGCTGATTTACATCCACTTCCTAATAATCCGCGAAAAATTAAGAAGGAAGAGATGGAGAGGTTGGTTGATTCCATTACCATAAATGGCTTTTGGGAACATAGACCATTGGCTCTTACTGAGAGAGAGGGCCGATTGATTGTTTTGTGTGGTAATCAGCGATTGAAGGCTGCGCGAAAACTGAAAATCAATGAACTTCCCACTATTTTATATCGTGATTTAAGTAAGGATGAAGAAAACGAATTAATATTGCGAGACAATAAAGAGAATGGAGAGTGGGATTTTGATGCCTTGAAGATAGATGATGCCTTCAAAGATGTAGATTTCGATTTCATTGGGATTGAATTTCCAAAGGAGAAAGTCAGCCAATTAAAGGAGGCGGAGGATATTTCAAGCCAAGAGAATGAGACAGAAGGCAGCAATGTTGAAAACAATAGCGAAGAAGAAAAAGAAAACTTCTATCGCTCTATGTTTAAAGACGTACTCTACGAAAGTGATAATGATTTTGAAATACCAAACTTGCTAAAGGAAATGCAAGCAGGAAAATTGGAATTGCCATTATCACCTTGGGGTGCAAACAGCAGACTAAGAAAGGACGTTGTCACATATCACTTCTATGTTGACGATTATAGGTTTGAAGCATTATTCAAAGACCCAATAAAATTGCTTACAAGCGGATGTGAGGCTGTCGTAGAGCCAAATTGCAGTTGTCACGACCAAACACCTATCGCGTGGGGAATACAACTAATCTATAAGAAAAGATGGCTGGCGAGATACTTACAAGAATGCGGTATAAAGGTCTATGCTGATTTAAATGTGTCGCATAAATTTATAGAATACAACAAGATGGGTATTCCAAAAGGCTACAACGCTTTCTTTACACGTGGTCTTGATGGCTGGATGGAAAGTTTGAAGTCTGATTTACAGGTGGCGCAGGAGATAAGCGGCTTGGAATGTCCGAATTTGATAGTTTACGGAGGAGGACAAGCCATCAAAGATTTTTGCAAAGAACATCATTTGTTGTATGTGACGGATTTTATTAATTCTAAAAAGATATAGATATGGGAAGGAATAGCGGAGGAAACAACACTGGTGCTGGCCCAGGCGATTTGGGCGAAGGCGATAGCGGTTATCGTGGTTCGATTACCAATGTACAATCTTTGGTTCACATGAAAGACAAGCAATTGTACAAGGAAACGAAGCAGGCGATTTCAAGATACCATGCTGTTATGGGCGTAAGAGAAAGAAACGTTAAACTTGCTGATATGGATAAAAGCGTTATGGGCGTTCAGGCAAGTGTAGGTGGGCAATCTGCGGCCGTTTATCTCAACAAGAAATATTACAACAAAAGCGCTGGAGAGTTTAAAGAAAACATTCAAAAGCAATACAAAAGCGGATGGCAGACGGAAACAAATAGGCCAACCGCCCACGTTACGACACACGAGCTTGCCCACTCCACATGGAATAGTTCGTTAACCGCAGCGAATGCGCAAGCCGCAGGAAAAGAAATCTCCAAATTGTACCGAAAATGGCGCGGAGATAAAACGAAGAAAGGATATGGTAGATATTCTATGACCAATGTTAATGAGTTTTGGGCAGAAACCGTCACAAAGGCGGTGCATGGACGCTCAGACAAATATACCACAGCAGTGAAGAGGATTGCAAGAAAATACAAATTATAGGGATGTTCTATAAATTAACTTGTTAACAATTAGAGATTTACTTTGATATTTCAG